AATTATTGGTCTGAATTATTGGTCTGAATTATTGGTCTGAATTATTGGTCTGAATTATTGGTCATAATTAGGTTTAATATCTGAAAATCCCAAAGCTTTCATAACTGCTTCAGGGAATTTATCTAATTTGATTCTCACATTAATAAATCCATATTTCTTATTTTCATTTACAAACTCGAATAACTTATTACTTTTCAATGAATAATTCCAATCATCATGTGTGACTTGTTGGATTACATATTTAATATTTATTTTGTCTAATGACTGTGATATTTCTTTTAATAATAATGTCAATTCAACTGGTGAATGATTCCCAATATTCATTGTATTAATTAATGCCTCATTGTGTAATGGATCTATCTCCATAATAATGGAATGTGTTTTCAATTTACTCACAAATTCCATTTTGATATATCCATCTGTATTTTTTTCAGAACTTTTTGCCTCAATTTCAGTCCCTGTTTTAGTATTAGATTTAGTTTCTGTTTTAGTATTAGATTTAGTTTCTGTTTTAGTATTAGATTTAGTTTCTGAATTATAAATAATTTCCATAAGTTTGGAATCAGATCTGACGAAATTATCATAATATTTCTGTGTGTCATTATTACTTTGAATATTATTTGCAATTCGTAACATTGCTTCATTGACATTATAATGATATTTCATTAGTTGTTCATTATTGGCAGTATTAGGATCATTAGAATTATCATTAATCCATACTTTTTTGAAATCTTCAATATTGACAAATGATGACTCATTTCCTTGGTAATCATCAGATTCAGTGTCAGAATCAGAGTTAGAGAATGTATTTTGGTTATTAGTATTAGTTGTCGTCATATTTTTGGAGATAATGATAATATATACAATATATACAATATAATTCACTTATTAAAGTTCAATTTTTTAATATGTGCAAAATGACTAAGTATAAATATATGTATCTAATGTTAAGACAGAATATTAGATATGAGTGATATCGGTATTGCATCATTAATCAACAAATCCCCTCAAGAAATAGAAAAATATGTTAATATGTTCATTAAATCATCATTGAACTTAAGATATGGCATTATCGAAAATACAGATTATTCTGAATGTATGATTGGTATCATTAGAGATACATATATGTGTAATTTATTGATGAGATATATTGGTCTAATGATGTTATTATCAAATGATACATTTTGGATAGATCTAGATAACAAAATAACTTCATATATTGCCAACTATTACAACAATTCCAAATTTAAACAAAAACAAATCGAATTATATAATCATTATTACCAAAAATATCAAAAGAATAAAACTGATTATGATTATTGCAGATTTTTAGACAAAATGATAAACAAATCGGACACAATTAAATTGTCAGAAATAAAGAAATACATATCTATGTATGAAAATAGGATCTTGAATTTATTAAGAATAGATCCTGTTATGCGTATCCCTAAAAAATACTTCACAACTATCCCCAAACAATTTGAAATGGATTCTGATAAAGATAAAATGATTATCCCACTTACTGAAGAAAATTATCATTATTTATTAGATATTATTGACGATATTGACATTAGACACCAAATCGAAAATCAATATAATTCTAGATCTGAAACAGTTATGAATGATTTGTCAAAATTGATCATATTAAGACATAAATATGCAAATGAATTAGGTTATGAATCATATTACAAATATATTAATCGTGGAAAGCATGATAATTCTGAAACTATCAAAGAACTTATTACAGAATTAAATAAATCACTTGATGAAAATACAAGTTCTGAAGTCAATTCAGTTTATGAATTCATCAAGAAAATAAATAAGAATATTCCATATCTATCACAATCCGATATACTTAAATATGTCAGATATTCGAAATCTGAAATACAATTCAATTTAGATGATGTAATTGATGTATTGTTTAGAGTTATTGAGACATATTTTGATTTGAAAATTACTAAATCAAATTGCAAATCATGGACAGATGATATGTCAGTATATGAATTATATGATAATACAACAAATGATCTTCTTGGCAGATTGTATGTCGATATTAAATATAATCAAAAAAGAATCAAGAATGTGTCTGAACCTATATCTATAATATTGACTGATAGAATGTTGATAGGAGATTCTAATAAACAATTTACAGTTGCTGAAGTAGCATTATTAGGTAATTATAATCAACAAATAGATTTCGATAATATCAAAAAAATATTTAGAGAGATGGGATATGCATTAACAGGTTTATGTTATAATTCACGTGTAGGATTGCTTAATAATGATGAAGAGTTTTCTAATTTTATGCCACATTTAATGGAATATATCCTTTGGGATAAAGATACAATTACTCTACTCATTAATAGTGCCAAAAAATATAACAAAAATATTGATCATTCATTCTTTGATCAGATCCAAAATTACCGATTCATCGATATCTCATATAATCTCAAATTACGTTGCGTTAGTTCCAAATTCGACCATTTAATACATAATTCACCATCTCTAATTAAATTATATTCTACATCTGAAAGAGAACACAAAAGTGCAAAACCAGAAATAATAAAAACATATATGATGATTTATAAAGAGGCATTTGGATGTGTTGAAAATTATCATATAACAGATATCAAATATATTGATCCATCAACAATAGTGCAGATTGCAAATGGATCACAAGGAGTATTGTATTCTAATTTAATGAATGAAATATTCTCATATGGAAGTTATTGGATTATTAAAAACAAAAAAGATAAAGATTTCCGTAAGATTGTTTTGAGTAATTCTATTGAAAATTACCGTGATCTAGTCAGAAAATACATATCCAAATTAGATGATAATAGTTTCCATCTTTATATGAAAAATGTTATTAATCATTATCCTAGTGATCATAAAGAAAATAAAGAACATAATAAACCTGTATTCAATGATAGTTTTGATGATGATTTTTTCATCAACAACACAATTAATATTGATCAAAATAATATTGTCGTCAAAAATAAATCCCCTAAAAAAATTATTAATATTGAAAATGACGATAAGGAAGAAATAATAGAAATCATCAGAAAATAATTATTTTAATAATCTTTCAATCACAATATCTTTAATGTTTATATTATGATTTAGATTATTTGGATTATTTGTTAGTTCATTTTTCACTTCATTATATATTTTTGTCACTTCTTCTTTATTAAAACCAATTTTCACTATTTCATCTATTACTTGATCATCTTGATTATTTTGATTATTTTGATTATTATTAGTTCCAGCAATTTGTAATGATATGTTCTTTCCAGTTTTCATTCCTTCTGTGATATATTGAATATTATCTAATATCTGCCTAATTACATTGTCCATTACAGGGTTTTTTAATATTTCATATACAAGTTGATTATATTCATTATCATACATCTGTTTCGTTTGTGTATTTGTTCTTATAAAGTTCAAAAATGTTACCATACTTGCCTTTACATCATTATATGAATATTTCTTCATTTCTTTCTCATCGATTTCTGCCTTTGATTGAATTATTGTCTTTGTATTAATGTTAATATTAGTATCAATATTAGTACCATTCTTAGTTTCTGACTTATCAGTTTTATCAGTAGTAGATGGTGTCATTTTTACAATAATACACAATATTGTTGATCCATTTTCAATTGTATTGTAATTTGCAGATGTCAATGTCTTTCCTTGACATAAAAACTTCACTGTCTTATTCTCTTCTAGATTAATTGTCTTCATTACTTTGCAACAGAAATCAGAAAAATCATTATCATCTTCCATATTAATTATTCCATAATCTTCATTAAATGTTTTGATATGAAATTGTTTCATTCTCGTTCTTCTGATCTTCTGTATAAAAAATATCTTTATGTCTTTTATTAAATAAATGCCGAAACATTTTTGTATTTCTTATTAACTTCCTTCATACATTCATTAATCATATTCTTATCATAACATGCCGAAAAATGGATTAATGTAAATTTGATATTTGGATATCCATTGAAGATTGGCATTAATTCATACAAGAACATATGTCTATTCTCCATACGTGCTTTTAGTTTTTTGGCTGACATATTCTTTTGTGATAATTCCATATATGTCGATTCAATAATCACATTCTCCACTATTGAAAGTAAGTCATATACATGTTTGTTATTCTTATTAAATACATATGAACATGTATCGCCAAAAAACATTGTTTTCGCTGTAAGTTGATCTTTATTGAAATCAATTTTATATTTCTTAAAGAACTCAAAGTCAGAACTATCTAACATACATTTTCCATTTTCATCCATTGTCTTAATTTTGATGTCATCTTCAAATGTTAACTGTCTAACTTTCAATGTGTATTTTGGTGAGACAACTTTGTCTACAATTTTGGGAATAATATTAGTTTTATGTCTCTCATTAAACATGATAATATCTTTATATTTCTCTTCTTTCTTCCAATCATATATTTCTATTTTCGTCTCTGCCATATTAATTGCATCAATTTGGTTAGCTTTTGAAGATTTGACAGTCTTTAAAGGTTGATCTTCAGTAAAATTAACACTAATGACTGATCCCTTCTTGAACTCCAAACTGTCTGATAATTTTTTTTGGACATTGTAAATAACATAACCACATGTCTCAACAGTATGAAAACATTGAAATGGTTCTACCATAACCTCCTTATTTTTGTCAATAACAACTAATACCTTTGTCCCCATTTCAACTAATTCTGCAATTACTAAATTACATGATTTAATACATGTTCCATCTTTGAACTCATTGTTATTACTATTCGGACGTTTACATCCTACAATTCTAACCATTTTCACAATTTCATCATCTTCATACATTCTTCCTTTACGAAGAGAAATATCATATTTTATTTTGTAAAATAACTGTTCTGCACAATAAGCAGGTGTGAATATGGTGACACGATTATCATATCCGACACAATTGCAAATATCTGCACCATGATCAGAATGAAAATGTGTGATCAATACAAGTTTTTTCTTCATTGCTATTTCACGTGGAAGATTCCCACAATCCAACTGAATATAGTCTCCTAATTCAATTGCAGTATGACGTGCCGCAACAGATGGCATACCTGAATATCCATTGACTGTGATTGAATGTTTCTTGTATATCTCATAAGCAGTGTCAATTGGATTCTTTTTTTTGTTTTTTTTCATTTCTGTCATGATTAGTGATTAAGTGTATGTATGTCTATTTAAATGTAAATAAACAGTTTGTAAATAGTTATTCATGATTATAATTTAACCAAATTAAAGATTCAATTTTTTCTATTAAAAAATTGAATATTAATTTATCTATTAGCTCAATTTTCTATTAGGAATATCACATATACTATTTAGTTATAATGACAACAACTAATACCCAAAACAAAAACAATGATAATGATGCCAAACAATACAGTATGATTCATGTTGAAAATATAAATCCCAAAGATCTGGATATTTCCAATTTTTTGACAAGCAAATTTGATTATGTTGTCAAATCTGCCATGTATAAAGTCCACGAAACAACATTAGCAACATATGAATTATTGAGACAAATCATGACTAATAAGACAACTCATAAACTGAAATCTCCAATTATCACCTTATCATCTGATACTGCAATTAGTGGGTCAACTATTGCAGGTGTGGCTGAAAGATATATTTATGCCACTAAATCAGATAAGCCAATTCAGGAATTGAAATATTCTGACCAAAAAACAGTATTCACATCAGATCTGAAAATAATATATATTGATTCATCGCCAGATTTGGTAACCAAAAAATATTCCAATTATGCTGACTATGATAAGTCTATATTGGCTGATGTTATGGGATTGACTGATTCTTCTTTCACTAACAGAAGAGTCTTACTTAAACCTGAAAATATTACATTAATTGGTATTAATGATACTATCCTTGATGATGAACAACAAGAAATTATCAATAAACATAAAATAAATATGTTCACTTTGAATATGTTACGTAAAAAGGGAATTGGGAAAATTATCAGTTCTATTATTGAGGACATAAAACATGATAATGTCCATATTGTTTTTGATCTAAGTAGTGTTAGTCAAATTTATACACCATCGGCATTTCGTGATGAAAATAATAAAGATGGTTTCACACTTGAAGAATTGTCAATCATGTTTAAAGAATTCAATAAACTGGAACATTTGAATAGTCTTGATATTACTGGTTATTATTTTGGTCCAAAAGATAAAAAAGATCTACATAATAAATCCAACATGATCACAATGAAAACTATTGAAACAGTGATTCGAACAATTATTAATATTAAAGAGCACTCTATTAATGTTTTCAATGATGATTCGCGGTTTCTGATTTGGAAGAGAATGGATATTAAGGATCATGGATGGTCTATTTTAAGAGGTTTGTCACTTAAGGATCGTGAACAAATAATTAAAGAAATTGGCAATGATAAAATTACCACTATTCCAATTACTGATGATGATGAAACATATGATGCATATGTTACAACAACTAGTATTAAAGATCAAGAAGGAAAATCCTATTATGCTACAACAAATATATTTGACTGTTGTCTGTATCCAGGTGAAAAAGTTAATATGATGTTCGAACTATTGAATACTCCATCTAATAATTTAAATAATCCAATTAATGCCGAAAAAACAGAAAATAAAGATACCTTAATTAAATTCGATCTTATAGAAGATGAACAAAATCAAGATCAAATACTAGAACATACATTAGATGTCCTTAACAATGATGTCGAACATTTATATAATGACAATGATGAAAAAGATAATGAAAAAGATAATGATACAGACATTGACGATTTAATAGAAAAATTCAAGAATAGGGCTTCAACTTCAACTTCTTAGACTTAGACATCTTATTATATTGTTTATTATTGGTTAATGAATTATAGAATGTTTCAATATTTGAAAACTTATTCATATATTCCTTAATAAATTCCTTGACATTACCTGAGGCTCTCTTCTTAATTGCACGAACAATTCTACCATTAGAAAACTTAGTTAATGGTGACCTATACATGTTATTTATCTTCTCAGAAATAATATTGCCATCATGATCAGTGTAGTAAACAGTATTAATTTTATACAATGATCTTGTCATCTTCAAAATACAATCATGACAAGGTCTTGAATATCCCCATTGTCCTGTCTTTGTCAGTCTCACCACAAGTATATCAATCGTCTCATTCATTGTAATAACTCTCTTAAACTTATTCTTCCTAAAAAACTTCCTCATTACACTGTCCTCAGCATGAACTGATGACATTGGCCCCTCAATTGTGGCGTAGTTGCATGCAATAGCCAACTTTTTCTAACCACCCTACATCCCCGTGCTTGAAAGCTACGGCATAGTGCTTGATCTGATCATTGCAAGACTTGGAATGATGTGACTGCAACTCAGTCAATGTCTCATTGAAAGTCTTATTCAAGGTATTGGCAGTAGTAGTGTTAGTGGTAGTAGTAGCAAACTTCATTTTCTTTTGGATTGAATTAATATATATTTGTATTAAAATTCTTTATAATACATACATCATTAATTATGATTTTCAATTTTATTTATCTAATAAACAAATCACATATTGAAATATATTAATTCTTCTGGTTCTAACTTATTGTTTGTCTTTGTTGTAATATGTTTATTTGTCATCTTTTTCTTCCTTTTCTCAATATATACCACTTTCTCATCATCCTTACTAGTCTTCGTATTATTATTCTCTATTTTAGATTTTGTCACAGTATCTTCCCTAGTTTTTGTATCTATATCTGACACTCTATCTGCATCTGTATCACTATCTGTATCTGAATCAGCATCTATATCTGATTCTATATCTATATCAGTATCTATATCAGTGTATAAACCGGCTTTATCGGCAATATTTTTGGCCCATTTATGGAATTTTTCAGATTCAATAGAATATTTTGGGACAACATATTTATTATTTTTGTCTATTTTAGAATTTGGAATAAGTGGTATGTAGTGATCTTCATCAATCAATCCAAGACATATGTAATATTTCTTCCTGTTTTTCTGTTTTGAATTTTCATTATCAGTATTATCAGTATTATCAATAGAACTAATATCACCAGTATTATGATAAATATAAAACTTAATATTGTAAATACATGACATGACTCTTAATAATAATTCTGTTGGTAATCTTGACCAACTCCCTTGACTAAACATATCTATACACATTGTATGGTATGTATATTTATAAAGTAGTTCATTCTCATGACAATATACATATTCAATGTCATTAATTGTCTCAAAAATATCTCTTAATGTCATATCATTATTCGGAATAATACTATGATCTCCAAAAAGATAAAATATCATGGCTAATTCATATCGCAATTTATCCTTATTTTCACATATCGAATGAAACTTTTGTTCTTGACAATTTATCTCAATTGACTCAAACAAACAGTCCCCTTCTAATCCAGTCAATTTTGGCACACACAAACCATTCTTCTTTGCCAATTCATAAATGTTGTTTATTGCAATATTATCGTCTCTTTCTGATTTGACATTTTTAAGTAATTTCTTATCAGAACTTGTAAATTTGATTTTGGCCTTTTTGAATTGATCCTTCCAATATCCAATATTTATTGTCGATCTGTAATTATAAATCCTTACCATTATATTTATGGTGTATTATTATGTTTAACAAACTAATACAGATTGATAATTAAACATTAGATATGTCAATTTTTCATATAAATAAAAACAGATATATCAATTTTTCATATAAATAAAAAAAGATATATCAATTTTTCATATAAATAAAAAATCCTAAATATGATGTTTCCTCAAATAACCCACTATTTCGAAAACTGTCTTACAATCTATCTGATTGTATTTAATAATGTCCATCATTTTGGTATTATCATTATCAACACTATCATTATTTTTGTAAATAATTATAGCTTCCATCATTGCTCTAAAACCATCTGACATTTTTGACCCTTCATTATCCCAAGATGTCTTTATCATTTTGTGTTTGTGCATTGCTTGAGCAATATGTTTTAATTTAAATCTGTATGATCCTTTCACAACAATCGGTTCTGATTGAAATATTTCACACATATCAATCCAACTAACTTGTTCTTCAAACTTATTAATCAATATATCTAGTTCATTTTGCACAGTTTTGATATTATTATCAGAAAAATTCATTTTGTGATTATCCATATATGTATGGGTATATTCTCCTTGTCTAATTCTGTCAATTGCTCTCTTCATAAATTGATGTTCTGCTCTAGTCCAATGGAACATTTTTGTTGGTGTCTTACTTTTAGTATTTATTTTTTGATATATACGTTCTCTGACTAATATAAATTGGAAAAATAATCTAAACATTTCCAATTCAGATGCCAAATCAAATCTACTCAAAAATAAACAGACAAATTCCCATTTACATTCCTCATCATGTTCTAAATAATAACTGCACTTTTCTTTATTGATACATAATGATTCTATTATTTGTTCAGTATTTATTTGTTTATTATGTTTGAATCCATATCCTATCATAAATGTAACATCACTTATATTGCTATTAAATGAATTATTAATGTCCATCTTAGTCGGATCTGCAAATAAATTATAATTTATTGTCTCAAAATCAACATAATAGTCTAAATCATTTTCTTTATGCCATTTCCCTTTTTTATTTTTAATTTTTTTAGGCAACAAGAGATTATCTTTTTGTTCTGAATTATTTATCTCAAGAATCTTTTTGATTATTTGTCCACGTCCATCAGGATTGATACCCAATTTATCAATAGTGCATTCAGGATCATGAATATCATAGATACCATTTTTATGAGCAATTTTTCTATGTTTAGACCCAACATACCAGACTAATGTAGGATCACCATATTTATGGGCAATGACTGATTTGATTTTATCATAACCAGGATTAAATGACTTATTAACATTTGGATACAATTCGGGAACAGTCGGTGAATCTTCATTATATCTCCATTCATTCCCAACTGTCATAACTGTTTGCATCCATTTAATAGCATTTTTAGTAAGATCCACATATTTCTGATCTTTACCACTATAATTAATAATACCTGGTCTATCGAATGCTGAATAACCTACATACTTGTCTAGATCCTCAGGCAATATATCTGATTTTCCTATCTTCCATGCTTTGGCCATAATATATGCATAATTAGGAATGTATCCTTGTAATGATTCTAATCCTGCTGTATATACTGCTAATTGTCCTTTATAGGCAGGAAATAATCCTTCATTTCTAATTGTTACACCATCTATACAAAGCGTCATTGTGGTCCATTTACAATCAATAACACGATAATGATAACTAAACTTTTTTTTCATTTTGAGTTTAGGAGCCTTAATATTAATTTCATCATCTGGTTCGAATGTTCTAAATAGTTTTTTAATATAGTCAGATCTAACTAACAAATCTGCCACACCATATGACATATTATTATCATTAATAATTGGTGCTTGTGCAATAATTGGTATTCCTTTATCCATTAATTTTTTGACATAGTTATTTTTTGTTCTGATTAAACCATTAATTGTTTTTTCATTTCTGAAATTTTCCATAGACTCTCTGTCCATAACAAGAACAAATTCACGATCAAACTCATTTTTAAGATAATCATAAATCTTTTCTTCAAATATATTTCCATTTTCCATTAATATATTCATATAATCTGTTTCATCAATATTTATTTCGCTCTTCTTTTCATCACTAAATGAAAGTCCATATTCATTGTAATACATTTTCAACCAATCAACAGATTGATCGTCAAGTAAGTAGTTTTTTGTTTTTGTTGCAGATACCCAACCTAACATACTATCATTTATTTTTTGTCTCTTATTTGATCTTGATTTATTTGATTTTGATTTATTTGATTTTTTGGGAGGAGTATGCATTGTTTTCCTTTTTTTCGATTTATTATTATCGGAATATTGGACCAATAGATTGTTTAAATGGGATTTTTCATCAGAATCAAAATGATAAGTATCCCAAACATTATCATTTTGAGTGTTAATATTTGATTGACTATTCATATTAGATTTCCAATTTAATATGAAGAATAATTATTGATAAGTAATTTGATAATTTATCAATTTTTTCAAATAAATAAAAAAATATTTATTGATTACATTTATGTATTTTCATTTGGGATGTCTCACATATTGATTTACATTTATTTATCTTATTCAAAATATCACTATATAATTGGACTTTCTTTTGTATTACATCCTCTTCATCCATATTACTTAATAGTTTCTCAATATTGACAATTTCACTATCCAAATCTATTTCTGATGTCTTCTCTTTCTTCTTCTCATTTGTAATTTCATTACTTACTTGTTCTAGATCTAATTTGTCTACAACTTCTATTAAATTATTTATTTCATTTTCTAATGATTTAATTGTTTCATTAAGTTTATTTTGTAGAGTAATCTTTTTTGACAAGTTCTTTGTCTCATTAAATTGATCAATCATCGAATCTAATATGTCCATTGTATCATCTGATATATCTTGTTCCTTCTTTTTCTCTATAATCTTTTTAGTCTTCTTTTCAGTCTTCTTTTTTAATTTTTCAGTTTTATCAGAAGATACAATATTACTAGTAACAGTATCATTACTTAAATTAGGGCCACTTGCCAGATCCATAATAATTTTTTCGTCACTCATTTAATTAATAGTTATATTATTAGCATTGATTTAGATTATTTAGATTTGATTATTGATTATTATTCAATATTTTTATTTAGTCTTTTTGATAATTACTTCATATTCACCTGAACTATGAATCATTTTAATCTTATTATCAAAAATCTTGTCAATTATTGAGATAAGTTCACCATTCTTATCGGTTAATACAACAAATCCTTGATCCAAAAAATTCCTGACATCAGATTTGTTTATTATTTCTTTCATATTGGCAAGTTTATTCTTAATATTTCTCAGTTTATTCTGTATTGAATTATGAGCTCTTGATTTGAGATTATCTAATTTAGATTTGAAATCTTCTGAAGGATCTTTTATTTTAGATATCATCTTTCTAACTAATTCCTTATATTCATACAGTTTTCTGAGTATTAATGATTTATCTTTCGATAATCTAGTCAAGATATTATTGAGTTTATTTTTTGAGATGTTATTAATTGAACATATTACTTCACCGGCAATTGATGGTGTTGGAGCTCTATAGTTTGCCACATAATCTGACAACATATTATCAATTTCATGTCCAACGGCAGAAATAATATATTTCTTTGAATTGTAAATTGTATCCACAACCTTTGGATGTGAAAATCCCATTAAATCCTCAAAACTACCACCACCACGTGTGATTAATATTAAATCTACTTCATTCTGTTTTAGATCTGAACTATTAATACTGTCTTTACTTTCTTTACTATCACAACTATCAGTATCAATTGTTGAATTTACATAAAATGGACTATTGAAAAACTTAATACCAGCCGAAATAGATGATGGACAATTTGGACCTTGAACACTACTATTATACAAATACACTTCACCAGAAAATGAATTCTTTTTGAGGACATAAAGTAGATCTTGTAAAGCGGCACCACCTTCTGCAGTCACAACACCAATCTTTTTGACATTTTGGGGAAGATCTTTTTTATTATTGAAAAATCCTTTTTTCTCAAAATCAGTCTTTAATAATTCATACTCTTTATGGAGTGACCCTATCCCAATAACTTTCACACTTGTCCCTATCAATGAAATACCATATACCATATGATAATCGATTCTTCCAGTTACTTCTACATGATCACCTTGTTCATTATTTAAGACTGAACCAAAAAATTTAACACCAATTGATGCAGTATCATCCTTCAATGTAAAATATGTATTCCTACTGGAAATTTTAAAATTAGATATTTCACCTTGAACGGCAATTTTTTTATTTTTAAATCCATTACTAACAATATCACGTATATTAGTATTGAGTTCAGAAACTGTATAACTAGTCATATTTAAATTTATAATTTAATCTATTAATTTAATGCTTAATTATTTTGCATAATAATATCAATTATTTCTATTTGTCTTATTTAATCTTGATTAATAAGATCGATTATTTTTGTAAAGATCTGATCTGTCTTATTATCATAGAATGGTCTATCATGTGAACCATCCATTAATGTCATATTACATTTATTATTTCTAACAATTGAAAATAATTCATGACTATGTTTATGATGAATTAGTTCGTCATCTTTAGAATGTAATAGATATATATGCAGATCATTAGTATAATTATCAAGTTCTTCAATGAATTGGTTAGTATTAAGATCAGATATGACAAGAGAGCCAATAAATGGCATGACATCTTTAGAAATATTTTTCATTGAACTGAATGGATTCTGTAAGACTACTTGATTAGAAAATGCTATATTATTTTTGACTAGATGTAATGCCAATTCCATTGTGATTGATGTTCCTAATGAATGACCAAATAATACAATATTTTTAGGATTGACATTTTTGATTTGTGTCAAAAATTGCCAGACAGATTTAGAATCAATAAACAATCCATCATCACTTGGTGAACCAGTACTCATACCATATCCTCTATAATCATAAATAAATACTGTTCCATATTTTGACAAATTATCAACAATATCATTTCCAATAATTTGACTTATATTGCCGGCATTACCATGACTATACAAAAATATGATATCACTATATGATGGAGATTTATAAGAGTTATACAAACATCCATCTAATATTTCATTATCAAATGTTGTAATATTTTCATGAACAATATGTGGATTGGATAAGAACTTTAGATAAGTCTCAATATCAATATTACTTGGTTGGAATATCATTTTATTGGAGACATATTTCAAAAAATAATATACAATAACAAGTAATATTATGATAAATATGAGTAATGCTAAAACATGTTGATTATTCATAAAGGTATAATAATATACAACATAATATTTTTTTGAATATATACCAATATTTGACACCTATACTAAAAAGTATTTTATAAATAGAGTTTATAAAGATGAGTAATAGGGATAGATATTTATTAATCATTTCATGTTCATATGTGGATGACCCAAATAATAGACTATATGGGACATATAATGATGCAATTTCATTTAGGGATTATTTGAAAACGAATATTTCAAATATAAAGAAAATATACGAATTGCATGATGATCCTTCATATCCATTAAGATCTGCACAAACGAAACCAACAGCCACTAATATGATTAATTCAATGATTAAGATTTTGAAAGAGGCAAACACAAATAAGGAGACTGAAGTAATTATTTATTATTCAGGTCATGGAACATATACATATGATAAAAATGGTGATGAGAAAAATGTAAAATATCAAGCATCATTAGAAGCAAATAATTTGAATGATAAAAAAGCAGATGATATTGACAGTTATGATGAAGCATTAGTTCCAGTTGATTTTGGTGTATTAAAGAATGGACAATATAACTTATTGACAGATGATATGATAAAACAGATAATACAACAGAATGGAGGAGCAAAAACAAGAGTGTCATTATTTTTCGATTGTTGTCATAGTGGAACATTATGTGATTTGAAATACAACTATAGATATTATGTGAATAAAGCAGGTAAGACAACAACAACATTAATGACAGATATAATGAATAATATATCAGATAATATCAAATCGACAGTTGTAACATTCAGTGCATGTAGTGATTTACAACAAAGTGCAGAGCAGAGAATTGGAAATACGACAAGAGGATTAATGACATATGGATTAGTCCAATCATTGAAGGCGAATCCATCGAAGGATGTATTTGTAATAGGTAGAGAGGTAAATAATGTGGTATTAAATAATTTGAATGGACAACAAAATGTCAGAATTACATCAAACATTGATTTACGTGATCCAAAAAATATCAATTACCGATATTTACTAGATGGTGATAGATTTAGAGGGGATATATCAATATCAAATACTCCAATAGCTTCGACAAATACTCCTAATACAGTTAATGCAGTTAATACTGTTAATACAATAAATACTGTTAATAATCAAAAAATAAAACCTTCACAAAATAAGACAGGATTGTCAGGAATTATTAAATATTTAATTTAAGAATACCAACACATAATTCTATCTAATATTTCTGTACATTATTCTATCTAATATTTCTGTCTCATAATTATGTACATATTTATGTCTAATATTTCTGTCTAATATTTCTGTCTCATAATTCTGTCTAATATTTCTGTACATATTTCTGTCTCATAATTCTGTCTCATAATTCTGTCTAATATTTCTGTACATATTTCTGTCTCATAATTCTGTCTAATATTTCTGTACATATTTCTGTCTCATAATTCTGTCTAATATTTCTGTCTGATAATTTATTATTTGTCAACAATATCACGGTTGGTAACTCTACTTAGGATCATATTACCATGTTTAGCCATATCCATTCGAATTTTTTCAATATCATTATCAGAGAATGGAGGATAATATGGACCAAGAACATGGACTTCCATAGTAATATTTTTTTTAGCACCCAATTTATAGAAAAATCCATTAAAATGGGTATCACATACAATATCATTATGTTTGATAGTAATTGCATAAAGAGGTCTATTAATATGGAATGCTCCTGTTCTAAATCTAACTAAGGTATCTGGATGTTTCATTAATCCTTCAGGGAATAAACATATACTTCCTTTAGTATCAACATAATTTCTCATTTCATCAACAATATTTATCTTCTTATTCTTATCACCTCTATTAAATGTGATCATAGGGACAACACTAGACACTTTTTTCATAACTGGAGATTCACTATTAGCGGCACTCGAACTTAAGAATGCAGTATCAAATAAATAATATAATACAACCAATTCAAGATGAGAGACATGATTACATATATACACCTTATTTTTTTCATGTTTAATTTTGTTCATGCCATATACTTTAAGAGTGAGATTATTCAGAGCAAAAAGATCTTCACATATCTTACGTCCTTCATTAATATTATTAGCGAATGGAAGTCTTATAAATAATGATGTGATATCAAATAATGAATCCAAAAATCTGATTGGAGTATTCTGACACATATCATCATAATTAGTCATACTTAATATATCGGCAAATCTTTGGTAATGTATGTCTTTGTCGAGGAGAGTTATTTTTTTTGTAATAATTGTATCTTGATTATTCAATTTACATAATTTACATATCTTATTACCATTCATTATCTCATCAAAACATTTATCATGATATAAATGTTCACAGGGATATGCCATATACACTTTGCATTTAACCCATTGTAATCCTTTCTTACAAGAACAGACAGAATTAATAGACTTATTAGGATCAGGGGTAATATCATATTTGATTTCAGAAAGTGTCTTAATTTCTTCAGACATTACTTATTATTGATTAATCATTAAAATGTTAAGTCTTTAATATTAATACATAGTCTTAATATTAAATTATCTAATTAATTCAAACTTATCTATGAGAAATTAATTTGAGTTGTTCATTCAAATCTATAACATCATCATGTTTGCCATTATTATCTGTCTTATTATCTGTCTTCTTCTTGACAAGAATATTCTCTAATGAATTAATATTTGGTTCACTATTTGTTTTGTCACCATTAAAGGAATTATTTAAGGAACTATTTAAAGTATTATTCAAATTGCCTAATAAGTTATTATTTTTCGATTCTTTAAATTCTTCATAAATACCTTCATATTCAAAATCATCATAAACAAAGACATCATTAAATAATCTCTTCGAACTAATTTTAGTGTCATTACTTGATATTGGTGACAATGGTTCAAGAATAAAGTCAGTTTTTGTTGGAATAGATATCAATTGATTTCTGGATCCATGAAGATATTTGCCTTTAATTTTTGGTTTATCATTTGAAAGACCCATTTCTACATATGATGGATCTGGATATTGTATTGTTAATGTTTCCATTATGTCGGTCGAACCAACTGTTATCATTCCTTGTTTCAATAAATCACCTAATTTAAATGTTCTGAAACATTGTTTATCCATTTCAAATAATGTATTTTTGTTAAATATATTTGATATATTGTTATTAATTATAATTGTCCCTGGTTCTTCATCTATTGTGTTATAACAATACACCTTGAACTCTGTATTCATTAACTTATCAAAGTCTGACTTACTCATAGTCTCATTTTCTTTAGCGTTCTCCATTTATCTAAGAATATTATCATTATGTTTTGTAATTCTTTAACTCTAATTAAAAATAATTTATATAAAATGTGTTAGAGATCATAACATAATTATAATTATATATATTATTCTACATGGAAATCCCAACAATTATTTTTATATTGATAATTTTGATCATAATTGTTCTACTCATATATTATTTATATTTAGTTCATAAAGATTCAGACTTAAATAGAGAAATACCGTATGATTTATTGTATGAACAGGATATTACAATTACAGAGTTATTGAAATATATGAGTGAAAGATATGGAGATAAAACAGCACTCAAATACAAAACAAAAAATGACACTTGGAAGGAAGTAAATTACAGGAAATATTATAGTAATTGTCAGGATCTTGCAAAACAATTATTATATCGTTTAGGTCCATACCCTCGTGCAGTCATATTAAGTCATAATAGACCTGAATGGTTTTATGTCCATTTGGGGACAATGATGGCATCTGGTATAAGTATTGGATTATATCCATCATCTTCAGCAGATAATTGTGAAAAAATAATAAATCATGCATGTGGAGATGTATTATTTGTTGAAGATAATGAACAATTATCAAAGTTTTATAATATGAAATTACCTACAGTCAAATTAATTGTTATGTTTGATAGTGATACCAATGGGACTGAATATTTAGACATTGTTGACAATATTCATTCAGTCAATAAATCAATTATTATTGTCAATTATAAAAATTTTATTAATGATGAATTGTCTAATTATAGAACTGAAACTTTTATTACAATGGGGACAATAGATCCGATTAAGACAGCCACAATAATTTATACTTCAGGGACAACTGGTGATCCTAAAGGAGTAATGTTATCACATTATAATATTATTGCATCTATTAGAAATTGTATTAATGCAATTATAACAAGATCATCAATCACCCTAACTATTCAAGAAAGATACATTTCCTATTTGCCACTTAATCATATTGCCGCACAATTAATGGATATATATATTCCAATTGCATCATTAGGAACAGTTTATTTTGCCCCTAAAGGTGCAATTAAAGGTAAATTGAAAGATACAATTAAAGATGTCAAACCGACAATATTTGTTGGAGTCCCAAGTGTATGGGATAAAATTATGGAAGCAATAAAGGAAAGACAACAAGATCCAGAAAGAATACTTAACAAATTATTTGTAAACAAAATGATAATTAAGGAAATAGGATTTGATAAATGTAAATATTGTATATCATCTGCATCATCAATTAGAACAGAGACCAAAGATTTTTTAAATAATTTGGGATTAGAATTATGTGATGTATATGGTATGACTGAAACTACAGGACCAATATCACTATCAGTTCCAGGACAATCTAAAGGTGTTGGTGTTCCTTTAATAGATGTCAAAATAGATCCTTCCACAAGTGAAATCCTTGTTAGAGGTGATTCTGTTTTTAGTTCATATTACAAAAATGATAATGAAACTATTATTGCTTTTACAGATAAAAAGAAAAAATGGCTTAAAACAGGTGACTTAGGATATGTAGATAGAGATGGGACACTATATATTACAGGAAGATTGAAGGACATTATTGTTACATATGGTGGTGAGAATGTATCACCATTACCAATTGAAGACCATTTATATAAGTTATTAAACAAAACAAAAAAAATAGTCGATTATGTTGTTGTTGTTGGTGACAATAAGAAATATATATCATGTCTCATTTTTTCAAATAGTCTAGACCAAAAATCTAATTCTAAATTAATTGATAGTGTGATTAATGAAGTGAACAATTCTGCACCAAATAAATCTAGTATGGTCAAAAAATACAAAGTGATTAATACACCATTAGATCCAATATGTATTACTCCAACATTGAAGATTAAACGTAATGAAATAAATAAAATATATTCTGACATAATTAATTATTTTTATGAATAATTAAATAAATTGAATAAATTAAATAGATTGATCTAGAGGGGATTTTTCATTAATGGCACGTTTTAGATCATGATCACAAAAAGTCTGAATTGTTGATTTATATGTTTCAATTGTGGCTAAATTATGTTTGTCATTTGAATAAGTTGTTGATATTCTACTAAGACCTGTCAAGGCTGATCTCAACAATGTCTGAATATTTATTAATTTTTCCATATTAATTTGTTTTTGGTCATTATTATTTATTTTTTCAACTGCATCATTACAATAATGTTTTGCCCAATTTATAACATGACCAATAAATGATAATGTTCTTGATCTTGAATCTGATGTCCAATATCTTCTGAATGATTGTCCATATCTTTGATCAACTTGCATATATTTCTGGTCTACAATCATAACCTTCTCACCTTCCTTCAAATCACTTAACAATCTCAAATTAATTTGTACATCTGTATAACTTAATTGTTTAAATATTGTATCTTGTTCTGTGTTGATTACTTCATTCTCCTTAATTAAATCACTTGGTGCATCTTTTAAAGATGATGTATTATTTTGGATCTTACTATTTTTAAGTGTTGAATTCTGTTCAGTTTGGTTTGCATCTTTAGTAATTTCTGTCTTTGTTTCTGTATCTAGTTTTGTTTCTGCTTTGGGTTCTGATTTAGGTTCTATTTTGGTTTCTGTTTTGGTTTCTATTTTAGGATCTGATTTAGGATCTATTTTAGGATCGGATTTATTATTTTTATCATGTTTCATTTTGCCAATAGTATTAATGACATTATAATTATTATTAAGAGATCTGTGAATAGAACCTACAGTATCAACAGTATCAAGTTGAACCAAAGGATTGAGTATGTTTGGTGTGACTGTATAATTTGTATTATAATTTTGATTATAGCTCATATTGTGTTGTAGTATGTGTGATTATATCTAAAAAATATACAATAATTTATTTGATTATTTTATATTAAAGTTTCAATTTTTCAGAAAAGATGATAATATTATTTATTGGCGATTCTATTTAGAAGGATTATTGAGATATTATATTATAAATCAATAGCAATGCCTGAAGGTCCTGAAGTCTTAATCACATCTCAATTTCTCAAATCAAAAATATTTAAAAAGAGGATAACATCTATCAATGTTCTAAGTGGTAGATATACCCATCAAAAAATACCTGGATTTGATGAAGTCAAAAAATTTCCTCTTATTGTTAACTCAGTTAATTCAAAAGGAAAATTTATGTGGATTGATTTAATTGATTCAAATGGTGATCATTTATATCTTCTTAATACATATGGTCTGACAGGAAGATGGTCCTTCCATAAAACAAAAAGTTCTAGAATAGAATTTATTATTCAATCTAAATCCGACTCAAATAAGAAATATCATTTGTATTATACAGATCAACGTAATTTTGGCACTATTGAATTTACACAAAATATTGATGTCCTTAATAAAAAGTTAAACAAACTTGCTCCAGATGTATTACAATCGAATCTTTCTACAAATGATATTGTTCAACTATTTAAAAATCTCATTAAAAAAGGGAAACGTGATAAGAATCTTGTCAAAGTATTAATGAATCAAGAATTAATCATATCAGGAATTGGAAATTATTTAGTAGCAGAAATATTATATGATGCAAAATTAGATCCACATAGATCACTTACTGATTTGTCTGATACTGAATTGAAAAGATTGGCATTTAGCATTAGGAAAATAACCAAAGAGGCATATTATAATAATACATCAGGTTATATGGATTATTTCAAGACTTTTATGAAAACACATACAGAAAAAATAGACAATCATATTTTCCCCAATTTCCATGAAGATATTCCTGCTAATGATCCATTCCAATTTAAAGTCTATCAACTTAAACATGATCCATTTGGAAATAAAGTCCATAATGATGAAATTATTAAAGGTAGAACTATTCATTGGGTTCCTGAAATCCAAAAATAATTCAATTGGTTCCTGAAATCCAAAAATAATTCAATTGGTTCCTAATATCCAAAAATAATTAGTTTTTAGGGAATAAAAAATAATTACTTTGATTCGAATATTGGAATGTCTGTGTCTTCTGATGACTTCTTTTTCAATTTGATGTCTTTTTGATTTGTATTATTGACAACACATTTTCCATCTTGACAATCTTCAGGGTCTTGGCCTTCTTGGCCTTCTTGATTTTCTTCTTCATCATTATCTTCTTCTATTTTCTGATCACTATTTCCTTTTGATTTTGAGAAAATAGATTTTTTATTATTAGATTCCGAAATTTCTTTATCATCATCTTTTATATCATCATTAACCTTTATTTCTGAATCCTTTGTTTGTGAATGTTTTGCCCCTGAATTTGTTTGTTCTTGTTTTTCTGATTTTTCAACTTGTTGTTTTAATTGTGCTTGTTGTGTTGATTGTGCTTGTTGCATTCTTCTCACTTCTTGCATTCTTTGTAAGAGTAAACGTTTTTGATCTGGACTATATTCTGTCACAGCTTCCTTATCATTCTTATCGTCATCATTAGTCTTATCCTCTTCTTTTTTGTCAGTTTTAGGAGGATACATAACCATTAAAACATATGCTACAACGGCATCGATAACCATTAAATAATAAATATATTCTCTAACCTTTTCTACAATTCCTTCACGGATTTCCATATGTAAATACCAATGCAATACAATATATCCAATTGCACCTATTAGAAATATATAAAAATAATCTCTTGATGTATTTATCTTACTTATAACTGTTCTACTAACTATGGTAAAAAACATATCTCTGTATATTTTTTATCTATATTTTTAAAGGAAATGAATAAACACAACCATAATCTATATTTGCAAAAGACATGAATAAAACATTATATTAATCTCTTACTAATTCATCTGCACTTAATATTTCGTTTTCTATATCTTTCATATTTACTGTTTTATTTGATACAACAAAACAATTATCATTCTCATTTATTCCATGTTGTTTTCTTCTATGTAGTTCTCTACATCTCATAGCTATCTCTATAAATTTATTGAACCTATTGTCTTTACATAATTTCACAATCTCATTTCTCATTATCTTGATTGATTTATATGTCAAGTCCTTATCCTTCATTAACTCATCATAATATTCTCTCTCTTTCTCAATGTATTTTGTTCTGGCCTCATCTTTCTCATCATCTGTCAAATCAACTAACTTATTCACATACTCTTTTGCCTCTTCGTTTAACATTGTCTTAATAAATCTCTCGTAATTTTGAACTAATTCATCATCACAATCAATATGTCTAACCCAATTTCCTTTGAATTCAAAATTAACATATTTCTTTTTATCTTTAATGCTCTTCTTTGTCTCTTTTGGCATGTCTATTGAATAGAACATTTGGAACAATGAACCCGAAGCAATAGGTGATTGATATTCGACAGATAAATACAATACTGGATATCTTGTTGATGCTACAATATGAGATCCAACAATATTGCAATGATATATTCTTCCCAATATTTCAAATTTACCATATGGACTTAATGGAATTGCATTTCTTCCTACATCCTTATAATCAGGATGTATAGGTTCATCTAATTCGACTTGTTCATCACCTAATTTATCATTCTCATTAATATTCCCCACAAACTTAATCTTTGCATAATTTGAATCATAACTTGGTTTAATTCTAAAAACTGGAACTAATTTCGTAATTTCCTTATTTTCAGTCTTGTTATCAGTTTTAGTTTCAGTCGTTGTAGTCATTGTATATCTCTGTTTATATATTGTTCATACTTATTTATACCTTATTTAAACACAAATACTATTTCAATCATCTAAACATGTTGTTTTGAATATTATTGATGTTACTAAATATGGATCCATATTTGATGCAGGTCTTCTATCTTCAAAGTAACCCTTATTTTCGTTATATACACCATTTCCTATTCTGACTGATGCACCTCTATTTGCTCTCCCAAATGTAAATTTATTATATGATGATGTCTCATGTTTACCTGACATTCTCATATGATTATCCTTACCATAAACTTTCATATGTTCTAAATGTTTCTTGCTTAATTTATCAATTGCCTTAAATATATGTTCTATCCCCTTTTCTTCTCTCATTGATTTTGTTGAATAATTAGTATGACATCCTGAACCATTCCAATCTGCATTCTCACCCAATGGTTTTGGATGATATTCAATATATACATTGTATTTCTCTGCTGTTCTTTCTAATATATATCTTGATATCCACATTTGGTCACCTGCATCAATACCCTCTACTGGACCAATTTGATATTCCCATTGTCCTGGTGCTACTTCTGCATTAATTCCACTTACTGTTAATCCTGCATATATCATATTATTTAATGCTTCATCAATAATATCTCTTCCAAAACTATTTTTTGCCCCAATTGAACAATAATATTGTCCTTGTTTATTTGGTGTTTCACATGTCTCTCCATTAAATCCTAATGGTTTATTTGTCTTGGCATCATACAAAAAGAATTCTTGTTCTATACCATACCATGGTTCTTCCTCCTTCTTCTGGGAAAATATAATATCTGCATTGTATCTTGTATTTGTCTCAAGTGGTTTCATTTCATGATTATATGTATCACACAATACAATCAAATTATCTCCCTTTCTAAATGGACATTTACATATTCTTCTTGGTATAATATTAACTTCTGAATCCTTCCCTTCAGCTTGTTCTGTTGACGATCCATCATAGTTCCAATTAGGAATGTCATTCAATGACATATTCAATTTGTGATTCAACACTCTTGATTTAGATCTTAACTCGCCATTTCCACCAATCCAAACATATTCTACAACCATCTTTCTGCTATTAGTGTCAGTCATTTTGATTATTTAAATATAAATAATAGATTTATTATTCAAATATACACCCCTCCATTTGTCTATAATAATTGTTTGTCATATATCAATAATAATTGTTTGTCATATATCAATAATAATTGTTTGTCATATATAAATAATTATTATTTCGATAGTGATTTAATAATATCAATACTCCTTTTGGATAATTTAGTTATTATTTTTGCTCTAATAGGATTATTTCCATATCTAAATAAATTATCATAAAAATATTTGCTATTTTCTGTTAATTCATCCTTATTAATAAAACAACTCTTTTCTATCTCTATATTCTTCACACTTCCATCATGTAATTCAAACTTCCCATCTTTGTATTTTATTACATTGTATTGATTCCCATATATTACACTTGCCATTACTCTATATTTAATATCTGTCTCTAATATCTCTTTGTCTATCTCTCCCAAATATTCTCTCAATTCCATTTGTGATAATTTGTTCCTATATTTGTATTTCATCTTCTGATATGTATCATATGCTCCCTCTAAAATATTCCTCCTTATGAAATACTTATATGTCCAATCATTCAATTTATCTTCATTTTCCCTTAATTCCTCATATTCCTGAAATATCTTTAATAATGCAATATGATCTCCATACATATTATGATAATCCTTTTTGACTTTTTCGAATTTATTTTTCAGATTTTCACTTTGTTTTTTTGTTTCTAATTCAGGTTCATCAGATTGAACTATAAATAATCCATCAACTGACCCTTTAATCTTCTCCATCAATGCTAATATTGCTGATATTTCTCTGAAACAATTTAGTCTATATGCCATTATCATTGTTAATCCTTGTGCTGGATCTGTTTGCAAATCAATAATCATATTACCTAAATTAGTTAATATTCCATCTTTTTTGGGAGATGTAATTAGTTCCATTTTATAAAGATAGTCCAATTCATTGTCAATATATTTGGGATTGGGTGGTTCCAAAAATTTATTTAAAGTTTCTTTCAAATTACCAACTGTCTTGATGTCATCAATTCCCAATAATCTCAATAATTCATATGATATTGATTCTGACTTTATTGATGGTTCTGGAAATCTTGCCATTTTCTTATTAAACATCTCCTCTGTATACAAATGATAACATGTTCCTGGTCCTGTTCTCCCTGTTCTCCCCATTCTCTGTTTTGCTTGAGCATGAGTAATCATACCTTTTTCCAAAACATTTATTCTATTTATTGGATCAAAATATGATTTCAATTCTAGTCCTGAATCTATTACAAATGATATCCCTTCTATTGTTAATGATGATTCTGCCACATTTGTAGCAATAATAATTTTCCTTCCATCCTTAATGAATCCTCTAAAGTATTCCTTATCGGTGGCTATTTTCTGTTGTTCAGAACTCATACCAGAAAAAACAGGTACACATATATTTGTATCTTCAAATGTTTTGTCTTCTATTTTCAGTTTATCACAAATATCTTTTGTTTCATTAATACTTGTCACAAAAAATAATATTCCCCCTTTGTCTTCATTTTTCATAAGTTGTTTAATTAATTCAATACCCTCTTTAAGATATTCGTTCTTGTTGATGTTCAGTTCTTTATCTAAAAATACAGACTTAATAGGATAATTTGTTTTTGTTCCAATCTCCAATGAAATAAACCCGAATTCTTTGTAATAATCATAAAAAATATCCTTATTTATTGTTGCTGACATAATTATCAATTTGAATCCTGGTCTCTTATGTAACACATTCCTCAATAAATATAATAAAAAGTCAATATTGATCTTTCTTTCATGTGCTTCATCAATTAATACTGCATCAAATTCTAATAATTCAGGATCTGTCAATAATCTCGCTACAAGTGTTCCATCAGTGCAATATAATAATTTAGTCTTATCACTATTAGCATCTCTAGGTGATCCCCTATATTGATATCCTACTTCTTCTCCAACTTTCACATCCAATGTATCTGCCGAAAATTCGGCCGCCGATTTTGCTATCATTTGTTTAGGTAATGTAATCGCAATCTTCCCTTTATAATTCAATGCATGTAGGACATATTTAGGAAATAATACTGTCTTACCTGAACCAGTTCCAGAGATAACTAATATTACACTATTATCTCTAATATCATTAATTATCTTCTTTGGATTGTCATAAGCCGGAAATTTTGACCATATTTTACCTAATTCACGATATCTATCAGTATATTCCAGACCTGTTAATGGATTTTTATATTTCCCTAATGGATCAAGTATTCCTATCTTGTCAATCTCATTCATATCTATATCTATATTTATATCTCTGATCTTAAATAATATATCACACTTTCTGATTGAGAAGATATAAGGCTACTTTTTTATTTATTTTTTATTAATAAATAAAAATTAATTATAATTCCTTATTTGATTAAAATTTGATTAAATATTATGACTATTTAATTCAGATGTTGACAATTTGTCCAAATCTTGGGTAAAATCTACTAGTTGACATGAATCATCCAACAAACTTGATTTTTGAATTATTTCTTGATAATTAGTAGGGAAACATACCATCATAAATAACATCATCATTATTGTAAATGTCCTCATTTTTATCATATCATCATTCAATTCATTATGAACTGATTTAAGTTTTTTACATAATGTATTTGTATTTATGTCTAATGTATTCATGATATTATCATTCTTCTTTATTGAATCCCAATTCATTGAAATATTTACATATATTTCATTCATCATACTGTTCAATCCAGAATCTATATCCTTATTTTCTCTTTCGTAATTGCCACTCATTTCGATAAATTAAACATATTATTATAACTTATTATTAATAATCACTCTTTAACACAATAAACTAATATTACTTCTTTGAATGATGGACTACAATTCTTCCAACAATTGATTTATTATCATATGTTTCCCATGTGAAAGACTCAGAACAAATTCTACTATTATCAGTTTCCTTCATCATATCATTATTTTTATAGTCAGTATCATTCTCATAACTTCCAATCATAACTGTGGCATTTGTTAATGATTCTTGAAGATCATTTTTGACCTTTTCATTTGAACAATATTTCTCATCCAAAATTACTGTAATCTTGTTCCATGGTCTTAATAACATATTCTTTCTCATATTTTGAATTGCCGAATGTAATCTTTTAATTTGGTAGATATAATGAATTGTTTCATCATATGTGCAATCAACACTTACCATAATATCTCTATCAATTGCACTCTTGATATTTTCAGTATTATTATTAATCGTTTTTGGTGCACGAATCAATCTGTATAATTTTCCATCAATCACTTCTTTATTGAACTTCAATGAATCCTTTTGATCATATAATCTTGTCAAAAAATCTTGATCATTTAATTTGGATTCAATTAATGATGTTACACTTTGAGCATCTTTCTTATAATATTGACCAATTGCCCTCTTATCAAGTTCCACTTTAATTATGGTATTACCTTGAAGATTGCCATAATTAATTTCCAGACAATTTAATTCTGTTTGAACAACATTCATATTCTTCTTCAAAATCTCAATATATGTTTTGTCATCATGATAGATTGTGCATGTTTTAAATGGAATGACAGCTCTTGAATGATTCTTAGTTCCATCTCTCAAATTTCTGACAATACCACAGATCTTCTGTAAATCTTTCATCATCTTCAATGTATTTGTGTCATTATCAGTTTCCTTTCTTGCATTTGGGTAAGTTGTCAATAATACTGATTTGACTGTTTTGAATTCCTTAGAAACTGTCTTCAAATGTTGGAAAATATGTTCACTTAAAAATGGAGTAATTGGAGTCCATAATCTACAATAAGTCATCAAAACATAATACAATACTTTGATTGATGTTGACCATTCCTCTTTTGTCTCAAGTCCTTTGAGTCTGTCTCTATTGAATTTGATATACCAATTAGTCAAATCTTCAATAAAGTCTAATAATGTATCGACAGCCAATCCGAAATTATAATTTTCCATTAAATTGTCAGTTGTTCTAACCAACTGTAATGTCCTGACATAAATCCAACGATCCATAATATTATCAAGATCTTTTAGTTCATCAATCGTTCCAAGATTATTGATAAGATTGTCATTCTGATGATTGTTCAAATAATTGAGAGTATGTTCAATCCAAAACTTGACACCATTAATATATGGGATAAATCTCTTTTTGAGTTTTTCAATACCACTCTCGTCAAATTTCAAACAATCTGCTCTCAAGATAGGTGAACCAATGAAATAAGTTCTTGCAATATCAGCACCATATTTTTGAATTGTTTCAGATGGATCGACAAAATTACCTAATTTCTTTGAAAACTTATTCCCATTCTTATCAAGAATCATACCAGTGCACAATACATTTCGAAATGGTGCTTTGTCAAAAATTGCAGTGCTTAATACTAATAGTGTGTAAAACCATCCACGGGTTTGATCTAATCCTTCACATACAAAATCTGACAAATATTCTCTTGAATCTAATTTCTTTGATTCTTGACTAAATGGATAATGCAATTGTCCCATTGGAACTGCCCCTGATTCAAACCAACAATCGAAAATTTCTGTCACTCTTTTATAAATCTTATCATTCTTCTTGATCTCAATATCATTCACATATTCAGGATGAAGATTTGTCACTCTAATTCCACTTAATTGATATAACTCTTCAACTGAACCAACACAAATTGAATCACCATCATTTGATATCCAAATAGGTAATGGAGTTCCATAATATCTGTATCTAGAGATAGCCCAATCTTTAACATTAGACAGCCATTGATGGAATCTATTTTCACCAATTTCTTTAGGATACCATTTGACAGTCTTATTCAATTCGATCATTCGATCTTTAAGTGATGTTACTTTTACAAAATATGATTTAGTTGTTCTGTAAATTAATGGTGTATCAGTTCTCCAACAATAAGGATAATTATGTTTATACAAGTCAGTCTTTAATAATAGTCCTCTCTTCTTAAGATCACCTCTAATATCTTCTTCAGTCTCAAAAACTAATCTATTTTTGTATTCACTAATAATATCTAAAAACTTACCATTCTTATCAATTGGACAATAATCTGACACATTTACATTATTAACAATATTATTATTGTAACAAACTCTAAAATCATCCTCACCAAAAGCAGGAGCCAAATGGACAATACCTGTTCCAATACCTTCATCAGTGACATATGAATCTGACAAGATCTTAAATTGATGAATCTTATTGAGATTCTTATTAATTTGATCAATATAGGGATAAACTGGTTTGTATTGTAATCCGGCAAGTTCAGAACCCTTAAGTGTATTTAATACAGTGTATTTCTGTTTCTTGCCAAAAATATTAGTCACACCATTTTTAGTCATAATGTATGTTTTGGTCTCTTTGATTTCTGAGTCACTTGAGGAATCCAATTTGATTCTGACATATTCCAATTTATCATTAACACATAGAGCCATATTTGATGGAAGAGTCCAAGGAGTTGTAGTCCATGCCACAATATAATCCTTATTAGAATCATTTTGTGAATTATTTTGAGAATCAAGTTCGAAAGCAACATAAATAGATTTGGTTTCTTTCTCTTTGTAATTTTGAGCGGCTTCAAAGTTGGATAATGGTGTTTGGTTTCCATAACTATAGGCCATAACCTTATTGCCATGATAAATCAGATTTTTGTCCCATAATTGTTTGAATGTCCACCATACAGATTCCATAAAACTGAAATCTCTAGTCATATACACATCATTAAAATTTGCCAATCTTCCGAAACTCTTAATCATTGGTGTCCATGACTCTTTGTATTTAGTAATAATATCATCACACAATTTATTGAACTCTCTCAATCCAAGTTTGTCAATTTGTTCCGTGGTCTCTAACTTATTCTCCTTACAAGTCAGATTCTCAATTGGCAATCCATGAGTGTCATAACCCAATTTGAATCCACATTTATATCCCTTCATTGACTTGTAATTATAAACTGCAGATTTAGCCGAACCAACACCAAAATGTCCGGGATGTAACTTACCACTCACAAAAGGAGGACCATCCATAATAGTGTATTCTTCTGTTGATAATTTTGTTTCAATTAAATCATATAATCCAATTGACTCCCATAATTTCTGAATTTTCGATTCATGATCATTATAAGAACTATCATTATCCAATTGTGACAATACTGTTTTATCTTTGGAATCTTTGGAATCTTCAGAAATAACTTGTGTCATCAATGATGTTGATTTAGATGTTGATTTAGTCTCATTAAGTGTAGTCATTGTAGGTTCTGTAGTCATATGTATCAATGTGTTAATCTCTAGAAAGAATATATTACTTTTTGTTTAGATGTGAAACATTATAACAGGTATTATAATATTTCAATTTTTTAGGAATATCCAGATTAATTTATCTGGACATAATCATATAAACATGCCTGAATTATCAGATTTTAAATATGTAATTGCATTTTTGGCAATTCTTGTTGTCTTAATATGGATTCTCCAAACATCAGATTCAGATATTATAACCACTGAAGGATTTAATTTAAATAATATTCCTGATGAGTCTACGATGAGATTATTAGCTGAGTCTGCCTCAAGAGATATGATCAATAATACCAAATCAAATGTCATTGATCCATGTATCAAATCTAATCCAAATAATCGTGATGCCATTATTCAATGTGTCAAAAATTACAAAAGATATTATGAAGATGTCATTAAATTCCCCGCTTCTGATTTATATGGTAGATTGACTCAACTTGATGGATCTGATCTGTCTCAATATAGTGATGTCACTGCCAAGATTGATTCCAAAGAAGAATATTTATTTATGGTGGCTGTAAGTAATGCCTATAGTCAAGCTCTGTCAAGATGGATCAATAATGAAATTAATATTAATACTGAATTGCCAAAAATGATTTTAAATATAATTAAAAAGGCATATACTGGCAATATTGCAGATGTGACAAAACCAACAACTAAACCAATGACACAAGTAGAGAGTGCAGTTAGACAAACTATTAGTAATGCAGTTCAAACTGAAATGACTCAAAAACCTAAAGAAATAAGATTGACATGTAAGGAAATTAATCAAGGATTGAATGTGTATGTCGATGGTGTCAAATTGCAATGTAAATAAGAAAAAATTGATATAGTTAATCATTAATCAGAACAGATATTATTCTAATTAATAAAAATAAATCAAATGACATCAACAAATATTACTGAAAATATTACTAATACAGGGAAAACAGAAACAAAACTTAATGAAGTATTTGTTTCAATAGATATTGAAGCATCTGGAAGAAGGCCAGATAAGAATTCAATAATTTCAATTGGTTATTGTATTGGTGGACTTGATGGAAAAACCATATCTAAAGATAGAATATCACTTAAACCACAAGAGAAAAGTGAATTTGACAAAAACACATTGAACGAATTTTGGTCAAAACAATTGGACAAACTTAAAATATTTCAGGATGAATCACTTGATATTATTGATGGATTAGAGAAATTTATGAAGATAGTTAACGATCTAGAAGACAAATACAAAAGAGTACATATTTTATGTGATAATCCTGCATTTGATATTCATTTCATTGATTATTATTTGGCGAAATATTTGGACAAGCAACCATTATCATATACAAAGAATAATAAATTCAGAAGTATTATGACAGCACATAAATATATATTTAGGACATTTGACAAATTTACATATGACAAGACTAAACATGAAGATGAAATGAAAAAATATAAAATAAATAAAGATCACTATCCAGAGAACGATGCAGAATACAATTACTATTATTTGATTAGTTTAATTAATATTATTGGTGATAAATAATTACAAATTATAAATGATAATTCCATCAATATTTGTTGGTTCTGTATGTAAGTGATAAATTTTTTTATTATTAAATCTGAAATTAATATCTGTGATATCACTAACATCACATACTACTTGATATCCATAATTATCTAATGTCGATTTCATATAATTTGTCAAATATGTCTTACCTGTTCCAATAAAAATAATTGCTTTATCACCTCTATTTTCCAGATATTGTTTAATGTCATCATAAACTGATTGTTGTGCAGGTGTTAATTGTTGAGTCATTTTGGTATATCTTATAAATTATTAATAGTTGTTTTGATTAGTAGATTAGTAATTGATATAATATTAATCATAAGATAATAAACAATAATATCAATTTTTCCATTTAATATGGACAATGTGTATAGTAAACTGGGAATGGCACAACATCTCTAACAGTTGGTGCACCAGTAATTAACATACAATATCTGGCAAAACCCATACCCCATCCTCCATGAGGCATTGACCCGTTTTTACGAAGATCCACAAACCATTGGATTGGTTTAGCATCCATTTTTCTCTTATCAATTTCATTTTTAAGTTTGTCATATCTCCATTCACGCATTGATCCACCAAACATTTCTCCAACTCTTGGAGCAAGTAAATCAAAAGACTCACATTCTTGCAAATTATCTCCTGAATTATCATCACATTGTTTCATGTAGAAACTTTTAATTGCAAGAGGCCAGTGAGTTACAAAGACAAATGCACCAATTTCATCAGTAGATTTTCCAGTTTTGGTAATTGTTTCACGTTCAGTTTCAGATAAGTTCATCCAACCAAAATATCTAACTAGTAATTTTTCATGTTCAGATCCTAAATCCTCTCCTTGTTTAGGTAGTTTATCAACCTTAACACGTTTCATTTTTCCATCAGTATCAGGTAACATAATTTTAGTTGATACGATTTTCTGTATCAAATTAATTGCATCTTTATGTTTGATTCTAATAAATGGTTTATCCATTAATTTGGTTAATAGTTTTCTAGAACTAATTACATCCTGTGATGAGAATTTAGATTCCAAAAAGTCCAATTCGTCAGAACAATGTTTCATAATATATGTAGTAATATATTTGACATAGTTTTCGGTAAAGTCCAAAAGTTTGGTTAATGATTCAAATGCTCTTTCAAATTCCACATGGTAAAACTCTGCTAGATGTTTCAATGTGTCTGATTTTTCGGCTCTAAATGATTTCTGTGCAGTATATACACCATTTAAACCTGTAATACCTGCTTCTAATGGCAATTGTGATGAAACAGTCAGACCAACAGAAATATCTTTCCCTTCTTTATCTTTGGAGAAAATTTGTGGTGATATCTTAAATGTTTCACCAGCACCTTCACAATCACTCATTGTAATAATATTAGGATCAAATTTAGTGATACCATTGTCATTCATAAAAATAGCAATAGCTAAATCAGCCTTAGAACAAATTCTAAAAATGGCCTGCATTGTCTTACTTCTCATTCGATACATAGGCAATTGTCTCAATGAGATAATGGATTTTTCAGTTGATTTTTGAATTGGATATGTTTGAGGTGATTCTACATTTCCAATCAATCTCACTCTCAGACCATGTAATTCAAATTTCTGTTTACGTGATTTCTGTTCCTTTTCGTCTTTAGGAGGGACAGTTAGAAATCCTTCAACACAGACTGCACAACCATCACTTAAATTTTCAGACTTTAACATTTGTTGGAAAGACAGAGTTTTAAATTGTGATGCTTCAGGAAGATCCTCAATATGGTAAATATCATTAAATGTTGATCCCTGATAAGTTTTAGAATTAGAATCAGAATCAGTATTAGAATCAGTATTAGAATCAGTAATAACACACATCATATCATCCATACAAGATCCATCATAAAGATCCAAAAAAATAATTTTATCATGACCACCAAGTCTAATACGACGAACCCAACCATAAAATTTAGTAAATCGATCTGTCAATTTATTCTGATCTTCATTAAATACCTTCAATAGTTCTCTCATTGTTGAAACTGGATAAATCTTTGTGTCTGATTTTTTTTCCTTAATCTGGTCTTGGATTTGGTCTTGGGCACGGATTTGAGCTAGACTAGCCATACCGCCCATAACGTCAAGAACCTTATAAGATTTCTCATCAATAGAATTGGTATCAGTAATAGTAGTTGTAGTTGTATCAGTCATGTTAATGTATTTTGATAAAGTATTATTAATAACATCAATAATAATGTAATTAAAAAATATGGTTTTCAATTTTTACTAAAAATTAAATATATGATGAGTGCATTTAATAAAACCTGTTTTTCCATTTTTATGCAATACAAATGTGTCTGAAAATTGGATTATCTTACTTACAGTTCCATTAAATGCCACAAATTGCAGTTCACCTAATACATCAAGAACTATTGTTGATGGATTGATCATTAACCATTTATTTCTTATTTTATTAAAATTACCTCTTTTAATAAATTTGGATGTAATAACATTAAGTAGATCATATTCATTACCAACATTATTATTTCTGATAACAGACATACAATTTTGATCAAACATATATTGGACACAATGCCATCCAGAATTAGTAACACCACCATAATATTCTTTCATAAAACTATCTACCACAATTTTTGGATCGATATGATTATTTTTGTTGTGTTTGTTTTTTTTATTTTGTTTATTATTTTTCTGTTTTTTTCCATTATTGCTAAATGATTTGCACTCAGGACAGTCACAATCTACAATAGAACTATTACCCCATATATCATCACTAATAATTTTCTGAATATCATCTATATTTGTCATATTTCTAATAAATACTTATTATATTGATCAATATAATTACGATTATATTGATTACGCATCACAATGTTTAATAATTTAATAAATTAAAATATATCGAATGATCTGTGAACATGTGAATTATTACATTTACAATAATCATCAGGATAAACATATCCATTATCTTTAGCATGTTTACTACAACATTCATCATCATGTGTTCTATTCATTTGTAAATGTAATTTATCTGATTCCCATTTTTTACATAACATCTTACCACATGAAAAACACCAATCTCTACCACAACCACTCCAATCATAACCTAAAATTGAATTCTGATATCCACATATAATATAATTAGTCTTCTCTGGCATACTGATTGTATGTGCACAATGTGGACAAGATTTTGCCAGTGTCTTAATTGGATCAATCTTCTTAGTGTTTTCCACTTTTTTGTAATTCTTATTATTGGCAATTCTTTGTAGTGTTTTTTTGTATATATCATCATTTGATTTATCACTAATTTTTGATATTAAATCAAATGCTGTTGTCTTTGAATCACACATATATATATCATCTATCCATGCCTGTTTTGTTTTGATATCTACATTGTCCATAAATATCTTACCATATGTATAACTATATATTAGTCCTTTGTATTCCGGATATTTCTCTATATATTCATTATAAAAAGGTAATGCATCCATTATATTATCACAACCTTCATAAATTGCCTTTAATTCTGCATATATATTTTTAGATTTATTATGATAATCATTATTGTTTTGCATATTTATTAATTAATCTAATTATCTTGGCAATTATTTAGACTATTTATAAATAAAGAATTATTCAATCTTTTCAAAAATTAACAACTTATGAGAATCAATAAATGATCCATATCTATAATATGCAAGTTTATATTTCCGATCTTTCTTTAGTTCAAATAGTATTGAACTATTATTATCATTTAATAATTTCATATTATTACTTTCAAATAATTTAATAATATCTTTGTATGAATGTACTCTCTCTTCAAACTCTCTCTTTCTCCATGGATATCTGAACACATATTTATTATTAGTATTTATTTTTGTTATGTTGAATATTCGGTTATATTGAAGATCATTAATATTGTCATCAATTAACTCACTGAATAATGAGTAAATAAATATGAGTCCTCCTTTCTTAAGATATTTAGTCATTCCAATTATTCTATTATTCTCAAAATAATTAAGACTATTCACAAACATCAATATATCTCCATTATTTATTTCATATTGTGTGAAATATTCTGTCTTGTCATTTGGATTACCCCAAATTAAATATTGGTTTGCCATTGGTAATATGTTTGTCCCTAATTCTACTGGATCTATGTCTATTCCAATATGTTTATTAATTCTCATATTCTTCAACATGTATCTTCCTAAACTACCATTACCAGTTCCAATATCTATTACATTTTTGTCTTCTATCTTTAAAGAACTAAGTGATGTCTTAATTATTTCTTTTTGGAGACTCAATAAATATGTAATATCATTGCATTCTCTGGAATCTTTAGAATCTGCATCATAATAGATATGTTTTGATGGATCATATATATTGAATATATCATTAACAGTCCATTTATTATAAACTCTTTGTAGAATCCTATTAACAATATCTTCTCTATTTGGTTTCTTCTTGTCAGGTCGTTCAGATAATACCATCAAATGTAGATTATTATTATTGACCATTGGAAGTATTCTATAAATATTCCCTTTTTTGATTGAAATATTTTTGATTTTGTCATACTCTATTAATCCATTGACATATATCTTATCCTTATTATCTTTGTCATATTTGTAGAAAAAGAATAGATTATGCGGATTATTATTATTTTTTGTTTCAAACTTATAATCATAACTAGACATAAGATCAATAGTTAGATCAGATAGTGGTTTAATTTAAGTGGTGTTACATTGTTGGATATATGTAATATCCAACCATCATTATCATATGGTGTAACTGGTTTGTCAAATAAATATGACAGAAAATCTCTAATTATTTTTTCATTAGTTGGTATAATTTTGATCAATGGTTTAATGTATAAATTTTTGGTAAGTTTGTGTTCCTTAGTGATTATTTCTTTAATCTTGTCTTTATAATTCTCATTTAATTCAATATCATAAATCATTTTGATATTAAATAATTTTTCGATCATTCTGTTCTGAATTGAAATATGATTTTTCGAATCAATAACATCAAAAATATAATAAATATCACAAACTTGATTATTAAGTTTATTAACATATTCGGATTCAAGGATGATTTCGTTATTATTCAGTTTGACAGTGATATAAGTGTAGATTCCATCACATTTGGGTGAGATATATACCGGAATATTGTTGGTCAATAATTTGTAAATATATGGAATATGGAATGATTCAATATGAACTGGTTTTTTTGGATTAGATTTTGTGTATAAATCTGAATCTAGACTGATTGGATTGAATTTAATATCCATATCCATTTTTATAATTAGATTAGATGATCTATTTTTGTTGATGAAATTATATCAATTTTTATTTATATTTGTGTTTGAGGATCAAATAATATTATAATTATATAGTATTATTCAGAAGATGACATCAACAATGACAGATCATTCAGAGGGAGTAGATAATAAAGCTATTTTATGCAATACTGAGAGTCCTGTGGATACAGAGTCAGAGAGCACAGCACATAAATTATTCAAAACAAATAATGATACTAGTACAAATATTCCTGATTATTCAGATAAGGATACACAATCATATCATTGTGTGAAGACAAAGAATAATGATTCAAATCAGGTTGGATGTAAAAATGAGACAATTGATAATATAATTAAAAAACTTGATATGAAAGAACTAGAAACATCAGATATGACAAATCAAAAGGAATATATTACTAAGAGTAAGTTGACGACATTATTAGGTGAAGTAAGAGTTGATATACTTTCATTAGTGAATATTGTAGATATGTTGAATAAGAATGTTAAACAAGAAAATGAGGAAATAACAAAAATCAAATCCGATATATGTAAATTAGTCACAGAGAATAACTTGTTGAAAGAAAGACTTTCACTATTAAAGGAAAAATCAGGAACTCAAACATCACAACAAACTCAAGGACAAGAAACTGAACATAATAATAGAGAACTCAAACTAACTAAGAACATTACTAAACAAAATGATATAATTGAAACAAATATATTTACAGATTCACAAATGGGTTCAAGAGCTACAAGATTTAAGATTGTTCCAAATAGAACAAAGAGAAATACATCGGATCAATTTGGTAGCACAATACAGAATAAAGAAGAACAACAAATGCCATCACGACAAGCGATGAGAAGAGAGATAACAACCATAGATATTAACACAAATAAACAAAAATCGACTAATAATTTAATAGAAAACAAAGTAGCAATTATTAGAAGATAAATTAAAATAATTATTTTTTGCCTTTCTTATTTTCACTAGAACCTGAACAACCATGAGCACAATTAGCATTGTGTTGATGTTGAGACTGAGTTTGATTATTTTGTTTTTCGACGGCACGTTGTTTAACAGAGTTAGGCATACGAGCCATACGTTTATTTTTAATAATCATTTTAAGTTTTTCTTTAGTATCCATTCTATGGGCATTATTAACAGAATTAAAATCAGTATTAGGAATATTCATATTATTTCTTGTCGAAAGTGATTCTAATAATTTCCTTCTTTGTTCAGGATCCATATTTTTCAATTCATTCAAGGCTTTCATTACTTCAGCTTTATCAAACTTTGGGAGCTCTAATTTTTGGGAATCCTCAATCCCCTTAGGTTCTTCAAATGATTTTGATGTCTGTTCCATTTTATTGATATCTGTCTTGTTTTTGAAATCCTTCTCAAATTTCTCATCTAGTTCATCATCATATTCTTTGATTTTAGATTTGTCTTCAGTATTATCAGTAGTATTAGTAGTATTTGACATTTGAAGGAGGTGTGTTTATGTTTATTTAATTAATCAATTTGTTAATCAATTAAATAATAATAAGTTCAATTTTTTGTATTATTTTTTGTATTATTCTTTTTATTAATATTAATCATAGTATATGCATTGATATCATTATCAATCTTATCTTTAATATATTTGATTATGTCTTTCTTAGTAACATTATTTTTTAATAATGATATTATTTTCTCCTTTCTCTCATCAATTGTTGATATTGGCGTTTGTGGTGGTAATGTTGGTGATCCAAATATAAATGAACTATACTGAATTATGTCCTCTACAATATTGTATGGCTCTTCATTCATATCACTTATCATTGTATTAATTATATGTTTATATTCATCATCAGTCACATTTTCCAAATCTTTAATAAGATTGTTATTAATATAGTCTTCAACAATTCCAACAAGATCATTTCTTTCAGACTGGATTATGAATATCAAATATATATATCCATTAACACTATTATTAATATTTTTAGAAGATGATGTCACAACATATCCTACCTGTTTTTCAGTTCTGATTAAGGCAGTGAATTTGTCTGAAATAATTTGATCAACAATATTAATATATATTTTCTTCAAAAAATCAGAATCTTCTTTCTCAATAATGTTGTCTAAATAAATACCATAACATATTGCATTATCCTTGTTATCCTTGTTCTCACTCTCAATTGTCATATTTTTGGATAGAGTTTTGTTATCTAGATTATTTTTCACTCTGTTAATTACATCAGTATGTGTATTATTAATAATATTGTTATCGAAATAATCGATAATCCTATTAACCTCATTAAGACGAATTGACCCACCAAAAATTCCAATAATCAATCCCTCCTTCAGTAAGTCAGATGTATTTTTGTAATAATTCTCTTGATCTTTCTGACTTAATTTATCGATAGATTGTTTCTCTAAAGAAGTGATCATATTTTTGACTAAATATGAATATTTAGGATTTGTCATGTTGGTAAATTCTGATATTGCAATTGAATATGGTTCTGCTAAACTGTAACTCTTTAAACGTTTCATCAAACTTTCATGAACACTTTCATAAATTGTTTTATTGAATGTATTAAATTCGATATCAGATTTGTTTCCAAAATAATAATCAAGAATTTCTTCAGTTATCTTTCTAATATTTGTTCCTGAAACACCTTCAATGGTTATTGTCAATTCGTTATTATTCACAGAAACATCTAATGATATATTTGATAATCTCAATTGATATGTTTTTGTATTAATCAATTTATCAATATATCCAATAAATAGGATTAATTTAATATAATTATCAACATTGTAATTCTTTAATGAACTGAGTTCAATTGTAATAAACATACATATATTAACAGTGTCATATTGATTTTGTTTTTTGACAAAATACAGATTGCCCTTTTTAGAATGTATTTTACAATAATCTTTATCATTATCACTGATTGTATTGATGATTTGGATATTATCTGGATTGACAATTGGTTCTATTTTTGGTATTGGCATTGTGTCAATGTCCTCAATATTATTTATAATTTTCATATTATCATTATCAAAAGGGACAAATTTTTGATCATATTTCACAAAGTAATATTTGTCATATTTATTGAAATCTTTATCATCAAGTTTGTCAGAACTCAAAATAACTTTCATTCTGCCTAATGTGAGTTGATCAAGTAGATGTAATAGTCCTTTATAACTTTCATGATGATTGCTATAAAGTAGTTGTTGTATTGGTAAATATTTAAGATCTATTTTCTTGATGTCATATACTTCTGAAAAATATTGTGTTAATGATGAACCATCTTTCTTATCTTGTGACAAGAAATACAATTTAGACAATTTATCTAGATTATTATGTAAATCACTGTAAATAGTTTTATTTTGTTTGAATTGTGCAGACATAATTGTGATATACTTACATACAAAATAAATAACAAATTCCCATATGTCATAACCCTTATCAGTCAATTTGATATCAATAGACAATATTGAATTAGAATCGAAATCATGTTCTATTCCAACATAAATGTCCATAACTAAGTTGAGTGATGTCAATATATAATGTAAACTATAATCAACTTCACAACCTAAAAGATGTGTCAATATATTAATATTTGCTGATCCAACATTATTATGATGTTTTTTATTTTGATCAATAATCCATTTAATTGAAAGATGATTTTCTTTTGATAGAGTTTTGACTTTAATTAGTTCATAATGTTTATCTTTATATGAATATTCTGCATCTAATTTATTATTTTTGACATTACTATTTATGGAAACATCATTAAACATATTAGATATTTGGGTAATGGTATTATCATCAATAGAGTTATGACAGATATATAGGACCATTTTATCAGAACTATAATGATCATTATAAAACTTAATTACTGCATCTCTTAATAGTTTATGATTATTGTTGAATGGTTCGAGTAATGTTTTGGATGTTCCGGTTCCGAATTTTCGAAGTGATACATTTTTAAATAGATTTTTAGAAATATTCATTATTCTCCAACCATCAGAACTAATATTTTTATTATGTTCAGATTCTACAGAATTGAGTTCTTTAGTGAGATATGTTTCGTCAAATATGGGAGTGACAAAGAATCTACTAAAGATATGTAATAATTGATAGAAATTATTTTTTGTTGTGAAATAATATTGAGTGCTATTATCGGCAGTGAAAGCATTGGTATGACCGCCATTCATTGAGACTTGATTTTGAAAGTAAGATCCACCTGGGTATTCCTTACTACCCATAAATAACATATGTTCTAAAAAATGAGCCATACCTTCTAGTTCAATTGGATTATCCAATGTTCCAACATTAACATACATATGAGCAGTGCTCATGTTTGTATTTTTATCATTTTGAATGAAGAATATTTGCAATCCATTATCCAATTTGACATATTTATATTCATGTTTGTCATTGATTCCTTTGTAAACATTGTTAGACATTTTTATGATAGATTTGTTTTCATCTAATATTTCATTTAAGGGATCTTGAGACTTGTCATGATTGTCAGTTTTATTTGATAAATAATAATTCATATATATCTTGTCAAGATAATTAATCTTATTTTTAATAATAATTATTCAATTAGATTGAGATATAAAAAATTGATTCATAATAATATTAATATATGAGTAATCATAGGACACTAGATAAAGTCAAAAAAACTTTGGGGAAAAGTATTATGACAGATTCTAGTTTGGTTCTTCCCAAAAATATTTTTGAGTCGGAAAATTCTATTACTAAATCTATTAAGAAATCTATTAACAAATCCATTAACAAATCTAATAATAAACAAAAAACCAAAACTCAAAACAAAACTATTGACAATAATGATGAAGAAGAATTAATAATTAATAATAACCATAACATTATTGTTAAAAAAAAGGAAGAGGATCTTTCAAAACCACCAGTATACAATGGGACAGAACCACATCATATATTTATGAGAAAGTTTGACAGATATGTGCAATATATGAAACATAAAGAGACACATACAATGATATTACGTTTTATGAATGAATTATTTGAAGATGAATACAAGAGTTTGAGAGAGATAACTAATATTACACTTGATAAGATACCATCATGCAAAAGATTTATGGATGTATATGATGGGAATGATGAATATAAAGACAATTTCAAACTGAAATCACCTAATGGAGTGTCACCAGAAATATTATTAGACAGAATTATGTCAAAAATCGGTTTTTCCTTTGTATTAAATGACAAATCCAAAGGGAAACATAGTGGAAGCACTTATTCAATATATCCATCTAGAATTAAATAGTTTATTTATTATTTATTATGATAAATAATAAACATAATTAATTAAACAATAACCAACTGATCATATTTTGTTTCATGGTGGGTGCCTTAATATTAAATAAATTAAGGAATAATTTTCTGCCCGTCTTGATTAAATTCATATCATAAACTGCATTCTCCTCTTCATCATCAGTATCTTCATCAACTGATTTGACAGGTGATAATATGGATTCATTACTATGCATCATGTCATTAATATAGACTATTTGTATCTTATCGGCTGATATTTGTTTAAGAACATTAATGAATACAAGTTCTGGTGTAGTTTTGTTTGCAGTATACATAAGAATATTACATGCCTTAATTGTGTTATCATCTTTCTTGTTGGTATTAATGATATCTACATAATTATAACTCACAAAATCAATCGGCTTGTTATCATTGTCATGAATGATCAATGTTCTGACATATTTATCATTAAAAAATAAGTTTTCAATCTCATCTTTATTAAGAACAATATGAATATTAAATGACTGCATATATGTGCTATACATTGTATGGACTAGTTCAATAGTTTCTTTATCCTTTTTGGCAATAACATATTTCTTATTCGGTTTGAGTGATATTTTAAGTTTGTCATGAATTACATCATCTTTCACATTACCAATATTCACAAAATCATTTGATCTCAATTTATGGTAATCAATTGGTCTTGAATATTGTCTAATTGTGGCTACAGGTTTAGGAACAATTCTATTTGTAATAAATGCTCCTTTATCTATACCAAGTGATAATGATTGTCTAATTGTCTCATCAATTAATACTTTGGCAATTCCAGTAGTTCTGTATTTTCTGTCACAACACATAAACATAGGAATTGTTACAGTATTTTTGTCATCATTAATTTGGATAGTTCTATAAGTATATCCTATCAGTCCTACAATCTCATTATTACTGTCATTAACAGTAAGGAAATATCCAGTATTATTCATTTGCCATACTAACTTATCAACTGTATATTGTTCAATATAAGTTGTGTCATTGCCTCTATCATTAAATTTAGTAATAAAATCGGCTACTAGAGTCATATCTTTTTCGTCAGAAAGTGAGACTTTATTCCAAGTATATCCTTTTGGCAAAACAACAGGTTCTGATTTGGAGGTCTTTTTAATATCACTATTGATTTGTTCAGTTTTATAAACTGTATCATTAAGTTTCATGACAGGTTTATTATTCCAAAACTTGTATTCTTGAGATTTAGCTTGTTCAAATGTTCGTGACATAATTAATAATAATTATTATTTTTGATTATTACTTTAAGTAATATTATTATCTTAATATTATTCAATAAGTAAATAAGTAAATAAAATATCTAAATATAAGCAAATAATTACTATTAATTAGCCATAATCATAATGATAAGTAATTTAATTGTCGATTACACAAAAGAAGGAAAGATAAATAATATTGAGTATTCAAATATCGAATATGTAAACAATTTTACAAAAAGAATCAAATTCTATAATCCAATGGTGAATGAACCATTACATAAATTCTGGTATTACATTCCCAATGCGAAAATAATCAAAAAAGGACCAAACAATATATCAATTGTAACATCAAGTTCAGAGAAACAATTGATTGAATCACTAAATAGTTTGGATGAAACAACAAACAAGATTATTAGGAATATTAAGGGAGACTATACAATAGAACCGAGTATTATATTAAATAGCAACTACCCTCCAATGATGAATTTGATAATTGATAGTGAGAGTATTATTTACAATCATAATAATGAAGTGTCAGATATTACACTAATTAAACCAAATTCAAAAATAATGACATATATTGAATTAGATTGTGTAATATTAGGATCAAAAGAAGCATTCAAAAAATGGAGAATTATTCAAATGAAAGAAATAAAACCAATGGAATTGGGTTTCAATTTGTTCCATCAGCAAAATGCTAATCCTAATCCTAACCCTAATATTAATATCAATATGTTTAATCAAAACCAATCTATACCATATACTATTCCTAATCCTAATCTTAATCAACAATATCAGCAATCTCAGCAATCCCAAAATACAAATCAATTACCTAAAAATCAACAAAATCAACAAATAAATCAAACAACCAAAGATAAACCAACTGGAAATATGGGTTTGAATGGATTTATTCCACCAACACAACAACAATTATTGGATATGATGGGCAAGTTAAAGAAATCATCTAATGGTCCGCATCATTCACAGAAAAAAACAGAACATAAATCACATATGCAACTAAAGAAGAAGGATGAAGAGAAATGTGAAATACCAATTGCCCCACCTCCACCAATAGAACCAGAACAAGAGACAAAACAAGAAATACAGAGTCAATCTTTAGTAAGTGTGATTAAACCTGAATTAAAAACTGAATTTAAATCTAAATTGGAGATGAGAGATAATGAGAAGAAATTATTAGAGGATATGAGGACATCATTGGAAGAATGGAAGGAACAACAGAATAAGGATAAAATATCACATGATAATGACATTAAACTATGGGATAATTTGATAGAGAAAATTAATAAGATAATAGAAGAGAATAAATCTAAGGATAATATGTCAGAATCATTGACTGATATTATTAGTCAAAATATTAGTCAGAATAATAGTCATTCTGATGATGAGGAAGATGAGGAAATATTTGTAATAAAGAGACCAACAGTAATAAAACAGACAAAACAAAATGAAGTGGAAGAAGAAGATGACGAAGTAATGATATTAAAACCGACTATAAAAAATAGATAATTATGATTTATTATTGCAATTTATTTTATTTAGAATCGAAATAAATTAAATTAGTTTCAGGATCATAACAAATCTTGGAGTATTTAGACTTATCAATAAAATTAGCTTTAAAATTGCCACTTGTATAAATGGTTAATCTCTTCGAACAATGACCATCAATACGTTCGACACTTGAAATAACTGTTTTAGAATCAGTGTCATATCCTTTAATCAAAAGTGTATCAAAAGTTCCTGGACAAGTAGCCAGTAAATCAGACATAACAATTCCTTCATTTTCAATTGTTTTAGTCTCATTAATGTCATTAGTAACAACACCATTTAAATAATAAGTATCACTTAATTCAAAATCATTTAATTCGTCATCTAAATTATATTTAACCCAATATAATCCCTTTTCTGTAAATTGATCATCTTTTTGATATTGGTACATATTATCATCATCTAGATCATCAATATTATCGTCATTATTAGTATTAATGTCATCATCAATAGTATCAGAAATAATACCTCTAAGAGTTTTGTGACCAGATTTAATAACACCAGACTTGATAGACTTTAATAAGTTGAGATTATCTTGAAGTTTCTTTCTAAAAATATTGGGGTTATTAATTGGAGTAATAGTAATACCTGATTTCTCATCATCATCAAGTGATAATATGTAATATTTATCTTTATGTTTCAAATAAATATTTCCATTAAGGTCTGTCTGAACAATGACATATTCATTTTTAATCTCTAATTTAGATTCTGTTTTAGATTCTGTTTTAGAATCAGATTTAGATTCTGTTTTAGATTTAGACAAGATAAATAGGGATATTTTACTCATATTAGATAATTAGTGAATGAGATATATTGATTTAATAATGAATCAATATGTCTAATAGATAAAATAATTAATATTCAATTTTATAGTTAATAAATATTTGGAGTGATAGTTTTGAACCCTCTAAAGACACCATTAATATAACCAAGAACAGAGAGTAATTGAAGATAGTTATCAGAACCGATAGTAATCATACGTTCAACTTTTGAAATATGAATTATGATTTTTGCCATTTGTTTTTGATCTAATTTTGATTCAGAATCAAGGACACTATTTTTAATACATTGTAATATGTAATTGATTGGATATCCTTCATTTGATATATCAATAACAATATCACTTAATTGACTAATATTTGACGTGGTAATCGATTTCCAATATTTACTAAAATATTTTTTGTCTAGATATGATGTAATATCATAAATATCTTTTTTTGTGATCTTTCTTTTGGTTGAGTTTGGAATATATTTCAGATTTTGTAATGTATTAATTGATTTACGTGCATCACCTTCACAGATATTAGTAATAATATCAAATACTTCATCATCAATATTAATTTTTTCATCATTGGCAATAGTTTTGAGTTTTTGTTTCATCAAGTCATCAGGAATAGGATTAAATCTGAAATCTGCACATCTTGATTTGATGGCATCAATAATTTTGGATTCGTAATTGCAAATGAATATGAATCGTGTAATATCACAAGTTGTTTCCATAACTTTTTTAAGGGCAGTTTGTGCTTCGGATGTCATTGAATCTGCTTCATCAAGAATAATAATTTTAAATGCAGGACTGGGATATTTTGGATCAGGAGAACCGACAACAATATTTGCAAATCTAATTATTTTTTCTCTAACAACGTTGATACCATTTTCATCAGAAGCATTTAATTCTAATACTTTATCATTAATTTTATCAGGACCATACAATTGCATTACAAGAGCAAGGACTGTTGATGTCTTACCAGTTCCGGAACCGCCATGAAATAATAAATGAGGGAGATCACCTCTCTTGATACTTGTCATTAACATATTTTTGACTTCATCATGACCGACAATTTCATTAAGGGTTTTAGGTCTGTATTTATCAACCCAAGTAGTTTGACTTTTATCACGGACATAATATTTTTTGAGTTTCTTTTCTTTGAGTTGGATAGTGTCATCATTTTGGAATACACCGCCAGAAAATAGATCATTCATTGTAACATTATCTTTAGATCGCAGAACACTTTTCTGTTTAACATTCTGTTTGACATCCATTATTGAATTAGATATATGATATCTAGAATGTTTTTAAATATTATCAATCAGTTAATGTATCAATTATTATCATATAATATAATTTTAAGAACCAATAAATCATTTTTTCATCATTTTCAATAATTAATAAATCTAAATTCTAAACCAAATAATATACATTATAATGTCTACATCTAACAATATGACAACATCATCATTACTGTCTAATATTGCAGAAACAGGTTCTGCAATTGGTTCTAAATTAATTAATGTTCTTTCTAAAAAAGCCCCAACTACTCCAACTAATCCATCTAATCCAACTACTCCAACTACTCCAACTAATCCATCTAATACTGAAACTACATATCTCCAATTGCCATTACCATCAACATCTGAAACATCAAATCAAATAGAATCAGAACAGAAAAATCTTTCATTTGAAGAAAGAGTTAAACTTGTCCAACAAGAAAAAGAGAAAATGATGAATAACATGACCAAAAAGGATTTAGTTGATATAATATTCAGACAGAATAATGTAGTAGCACAACAATCAAGTCAATTATTGGACATAATCGATTTAGCCAATACAGTTGAAACAACAGCCAGAACAGAAGAGAGAAATAATATTAAATGTCCTAAATATAACGAAAGTGCAATCCAGGAAGTTTATGACAGCACAGTAAAAATAAATCTATTATTGACAGTAATATTCATAGTCATTTTGATCTGGTTCTTCTATTATAACAACAACAAACAAGAACAAAAATAAAAATTGAATTGAATAATATCTATTATCTATTAAATAAATAATAAATATTAATTATTTAATGTACAGACTTCCAAAAATGGATCATTTAGTTTCATTCATTAATATGTTCACACATAGTGATTATATTACAGATTCGTTTTACAAATCAATATTAGTTGTCATATTATTGTCAATATTTTATTTCGGACTCTTACTTTTGATAAAACTTGGTATTTGGGGTCCATCTGAATCTAAAACAACTAATGAAGAACCGATTATATTAATTGGTATAACAGGACGCAAAAGATCAGGGAAAGATACTATTGGCAATTATTTAGTTAATAATCATGGATTTGTCAGAGTGGCATTTGCAGATGCTCTTAAAGATGCATGTCAAATTATTTTTGGTTTGACATCTGAACAAGTATATGGTGATCTAAAGGAGATAAAGGATAAATATTGGGACTATGAACCAAGAGAATTATTGCAGATTGTAGGGACAGATTTATTTAGAGAGGCATTACCAAATAAATTGAAAAAGATTGGACCAGATATTTGGATTAGATCAGTTGACAGAAAGATCAAACAATTAATGGAATCAGGATATAAACGTTTTGTAATAACAGATATTAGATTTCCGAATGAACTAGAATTCATTAAAAATAATAATGGTATTTCTTGGAAAGTGACACGTAAATCAGTCATACCCCAAGATCTGTCAAGTGTTCATGCATCTGAAAGAGAAATAGATAATTTAAATTGTGATATTGTTTTTGAGAATGAACAGACCATTGTTGAATTATTGAGACATGTGGATAATGAATTTATTAGTTCATATTCTAAATTATGTAATAAATCTAAAACAGAATAATGACTTTTTATTTATAGATATAAACAAAACTTATTAATTATGTGCTAATTAATAAGGTTCTTTAATGTCATACATTTCTATATATAGTAATATTAAATGGACAAATATGACATTGACCAGATTTTAAAGGCAGTTGGAAATAATACTGGAATAAACACAGATACATTATTGGAATCATTACCAAAGAGAATACCAACTATTAATACAAAAACAATTATTTCTTCATTACTGCCTAATGATGCATCCACAGATAACGGATTAATAGATAATGGATCAATTACATTATCCCAATCATCACCATTGAATCATGAAATGAAATCATCTATTACACAATCTATACAACCTATACAAACTACACAACCAATAATACCAATTCCTCCAACTGAAAGTCTGAAAGATACAAAAGAACATGTATCAATACCTGAAATAAAGAAGAAGAAGAGTGTCAAAATAAATAGTGTTCCGAAATATGTATCAAATAAGGAATCAGATGGCGGAGCAAATATTATTATTAATAATAACAATAATAATTCTGTTGAACATAAAACCATAAATATGATACCAATATTTGGTTATAATATGCCTGTAACTACATTATATTTTTTGATTGTGATGATCATAATTGGTGTAGTAATATTCTATTTCACTGGCGAAAAGAAGAAAGAAGATAAGAAAAAGAAAGATGATGAATAATTATGATTTATATTTAAGAATGTAATCATCAAAAGACAAGACTTTAAGTGGAGAATGAATAGATGGATATTTAGGATAGGAAGTATTAGTGAGGATTTGCCATAATCTATTTTTTTGAGTAGTTGAAAGACTAGGACGTTTGACTTTAAAAATGATAAATAAATCACCATATAATGGAGCTGATTTAGATTTTAATTCTTCAGGGACATATTTCATACCTTTACCTTCAACAACATAGATATCATTATTTAAAATGACATCATTGATTTCGATTTGGATTGTTTGATTATTTAAATAAGGGATCTCTTGTTTAATCCCAACAATAGAATCGGCAAATTCAATTTCATGTTCAATCAATAAATCAGCTCTATTAATTCTGTTGATCTCTTTAATGAACATACCTCTTTTGAATTTAGATTTATTATTATTGGTCTCTCTGATAATAAATAATACATCTGATCTTGATTTTTGGGTCTTTCTTTCATTAATTGGTATATAATTACCTTCATTCTCCAATTTAATGAAATAATTGTCATATGCTCCAGGTGGAATATCTATTTCACATCCAATAGACTCTTTTATATATTTGGACCCTTTACATTCAGAACATAACTCAACATCTGGATCAATACCAGTTCCATCACATATATTACATTTTTTTTCATTTATTAGGTAACCCATTTTACCGCCTTTAACAGTTTCTAAAAACATACCATTACCTTTACATTCATTACACGAACCATCAATTTTATTTTTTGTCCCTGATGAATCACATTTAGAACATGGACTAAATCTTTCAAATTTGATTTCTTGTGTGAATCCTGTATATAATCTATCTATTTCTGCTTCTATTTTGACTAAAACATCTGGTATACTATTATCTTCATTATCGAACATATTCTCAAACATATTTGATGGATCAATAATATTGTCTCCATTTGTGTCTGAAAAACCAAACTTATCATACTTTTCTTTCAATTCATCATCTGATAATACTTGATATGCTTTGGTTATTAATTTGAATTTATTGACTGCTTCATCCTTATTTGTTTTATGTTTATCAGGATGCCATAAAACAGCCAATTTATTGTAAGCCTTTTCAATATCTTTTTTAGAGGCTTTAGGGTCTATACCCAAAACAGAGTAATAATTAATATTATTGTCAGTCATATAATTGATAAGATATGTGTTATTCTTAAACTCATAAATAAATAATTTATTCTATTATGTCTTGATAATATGCAGGTTGTGGTAAATTATTTTGTTTCATATTATTATTGTTATTATTAGGTTCATTGATAAATTTACCATAAGTCTTGTCAAGAAGTTTGAGAATATATTCAACATCATCCTTATCTAAAAATTCAGAACAAATACTTTTGACCATTTCATTGACTGGTTTATTAAATGTAATATCAATGTCATTTGGATCATATACATTAGCATTAATATATTCATTCTTTGCATTGAGCATTCTATTAATGTAATTATCACTCAAAAATCCGGTCAGACTTGTGAGTGAATCCTTCAACGACATATTATTACACAAATATAAATAGAGTATTTGTTCATATTTTGAGAGTTTTTGTCCATTAATTGTAGGGAACTTAATAGGGGCTTTATTAAGTTTCAGTCCTGGACAATAATCAGTCCCCATCATTATACATATTTCCATAAAGTGTAATTGTGTGAATTTCACTTTCTTATTGGAATATTTCTTATTTAATGTATCATCATCAACCTTATCAATAAATTCCACCATTGATTTACCCATATTTTTGACAATATTCTCTAATGTATACTCTTCAAGATAATTCGAATTAATACTTGACATCTTAAGAATATTCTTTGACATGTAAACCAAAGGATCAAAATCATCTGTAATAATTCCGATTACCGAATCTGAATATACACTTGCAATTGCAGAACATTGTGAATCAGCCTCACCCAATGCATCCACAATTGGAATACCCATCCATTGTAATAACATTTTCCCCTTTTCGATGTTTTTTGATTTGATTTTGTAACTTCGTTTAAGATATTTCAGATAATCCTGATCACTCATCTTCTTAATTGGCATTTCATCATCGACATCATTATCCTTAATAGTATCATTAATAATATTGGTGTTATCAATATCAATAACATTATCAATAACAGTATTAATATTAATATCAGTAACAGTATTGATTTCATCATTAATATTGTCTTCCTTAGTTTCGTCAGTTATTTTTTTGATTGCTTTATCTTTGATACATTTACGTTTATTAATAGTATTATTTTTGATGTCAGGTGATTTTCCATCAAAGACAAAAATTGGAATAATGTCATCAGAAAGGAATCTTAAGGCAATCATTAGTAAATAATATACTTCAATAACCTTATCACCATTTTTATCAATAATGAATTTGAATGTATTGAGTGATCCAATTGAATATCTGTATATTAGTGATCTGGCATCAATAATGACATATTTATTATTGCCATTATTTTTGGTATATTTCTTAATGGGAATGATATTGTTAATAATATTAGTTAGAGCTCCTTCAACACCCATTTTTGTTTAATGTATTAACTTGAATTATATTGAATAATTCTTTGTTGTTGATATTAAATATCTATAGTATCAAACTATATAAGAACCTATTAAGAATAGAATTATCAATTTTTTTATTATTTCATAATATATCCATTTATGTTCAATATAATCCTCTATTTGATATCATACATAATTTCATTTATTACATCATATGCATTGCAAATAATAAACTTATTCATAAGATTAATAGTGCTGTTATTTAGTAACACATCTAATACATTATTATACATATTGTCATATATTGTATATTTGACATATCATTTAATTTATAGTATGTGTATTTTAATGATATACATGATTCCATATTTATACTCAATCATAAGTTTATTAATTGTTCCAATTATGATATTATTAGTGTCAATTGAGATATTGAATTATATCTATTACAGAAATGTGATAAGAAGTATGAATATGAAAAATGAAATAAATAAAACAAGACATATTAAGAAACATTTATTTGAGAGTGAATATCAAGAAAGAATGGAACAATATATTAAATTTATGGACAGAAATATTATGAATGAGAAATTTTACAAATTAATGAACAAGTATTATCCAGATAAATTACTAACAGTTAATAGAATTAAAAATGTCATTAAGAAATATATATTTGATATTGATGACACAAACCCAACTCACAAAAATATATATTTATTCAGACCAAAAATCGAAAATACAACAATAATACCAGATACTTCATTAGATGTCCATAAATGTATCAATTATTTAACTAAAAAATTCACAAACATGTATCTTCTAAATAATTCTTCCAATATCAATAATGAAAATAATCAAGTAATGTATGATTATACGGATTTAACAAAAATAATTAATTACAGATCATCATTTAGATATTATTATTATTTGATACTCAGAGTCAAGTATACATTGATTATGTATTATAATGGATTTAGAGTATCAAATATATCAAAATCAAATATCAAGATATGGTCAAATCAAAAAATATTAATGAATAATAATGACAAAAATAAGATATTAAATATAGTTTTGTTGGATGATGATTGTATCAAAAAAATTAAATTGAATGATATTGACCGAAATAACATATATATTGAAATAAATGGATTTTCCTCATATGGAGATTTTACAGATATGATTAAATATTGTTTCTCAAATATTGAAAATATGGAATCTATTAAACAACTAACTGATGAATTAATCAAATCATTGAGACAATTATTGGAAAAATGTAACAGAGATAAATTAGAAATATATATGGCAGGTAGGACAACAATAATAACACCATATTTAATGAGAGAACAAATGGAAGAAATAAACAAATATCATATACATAATCCTGTATATTATCCAGTAGGGAATTACAAATTATTTGAGAGTATGAAATATGATTTAATAAATAATATGGAATTATTTGGACTGAGACATTGGATAATGTTCCATAGATTGACATTATTCGACATATATTTTATTTCTGATTTGGACAACAAATTAAATGAATTGAATGAAGAATTGAATAGTGATATAATTGACATAACATTTGGACAGAGTAAGAATAAATTTGTCGATAAATACATGATAAACTTAATACAATCTGGATATATTAATAATGATAATAATTGAAAAATATTGAAATTAAAATTGATAGATATATTTGACTTAAAAATAACACATAATAATAACTATCATAACCAGAAAAATGAGTTCGAAATATAATGTATTAATTAAATATGACATTGAGCAAATTTTCAAATGTCAAGAAGAGAATTGTTTAATGATAAGAGAATTAGAGAAATATTGCATTAATAAAACGAAAAGTCAAAGGACCATATTGATGGAACTTATCAAACCAATGGACGATATTACGAAATCACATAGTCATGGTATTAATCCAAATGACATTACATTGAAGAGTATGATTAGAGAGAATTTGAACAAGTTAGTCCAGGGTAACTATCAGACAATATTAGAGGAATTGAAATCATTAAATTACACATGTGAGAATCATTTTGCATTATTAGCATCAGAAATAATAATGAAATCAATGAGTGATCCATTAGCATGTAAGGGAATTGAGACAAAACAAGGACAGAAATCTCCATCAGAAATGTATGTAGAGATTGCACGTGAATTTTCTAACTTTATGATTAAGAATAATGAGACAGTGATTAAATTCAAGACAGTTTTATTGTCAGAGTGTAGATTACATTTTGACAAATTTACAGACAAGAATGAAAAGATGGATCATAACAATCCAATGAAAGTACCAAATTACAAAGGATTTATGAACATGATGGGATTGTTGTATAATATTGGATTAATTCCACACACAATTATAGATAAATGTTTCAATAAAATATCATCATTAGTGTTAGATACATCATTGAGTTCAGAAGAGTGTGACAATTACTATTCAGGATATGAAAGACTGATGAACAGAATTTTAACAAGATTTGAGAAAGATCTTCCATCATCAAAAGATGAGAAGTCAAACAAGGATAACAATGTAGTCAAAGAGTTCAAAGACATCAAGGAAATCATTAAGAAATATAATGATGTAGTATTGAAGGTATGTCCTGATGACAAAGATAAGGATAAGACAACCAAGACTATTAGAAAATATTCTGGTATGGTTCACCATCAAAATATTGTGAGATTCGAAAAATTACAATCTAATTAATTTTATTTATAAGATAAAAGAAATGAAGAAATAATTATTGAGATTATCTTTAATTATTCCAAAACGAGAGATAATGATAATGGGGACATTATTGATTGTATTTAAGACATAAATATCTTCATTTTCAAATTTATCAGATTTAATTGAACAATTTACATTAATAATAGTATTGCCAGTAAATAGAGTATATTGTTGTTGTTTAAGTTTGTCCTTTGTCTTAAATATTAGTTTGCATTTTATTTCAGTTATGTGATTATTGTTGTATTTAGATTCAATAATCATTGTAGTTTTGTCTATATTTTTTTCGGGTTTACCATAAAATGTGATTGATCCTGATTCTCCAGGCAATAATCTTTCAACATCTACACTCTTTCTATGTATTGATTTGATCTTCTTTTTTATCACTACTCCATGACAATATACATCAACTTCTTCATCTATATTGATTACACCATTTAATAAATGTCCATGATATATTTGTCCTCTATCTGGTATACTGAAAAAATCATTTACAACAAATATCTTTCCTTTTAATTCAGTATTATTATCATCATTAATTAATGGTTTTATTTTCGACAACTTATTAATTAACTCTTTGTATCCCTCTTCTGTTATATTTGACACAAATATGATTGATGATTTGTCAATAGTATATTTTGTTTTATCATTGTCATCAATATGAACAAATCTGTTCAGTTCTGAATGGACAATGCTAAGAATGTTATTATTATGAATGTTATTATTATTATTTTTTGGGATTTGGTCAGATTTGGTTATGGCAATTATTGGTTGTATATTTAATAATTGACAAGTTTGGACAATGAATTTGTAAATCTCATTATTCTGTCTAATGTATTCAATAATCATCTCATCTGGTTTGATTTTTTTCTCATCATTTTTATCATTATCATTATTTTTATAGATGATGATAGGATATGGGATACAAATTATGATATTAATAGATTTCATACTGATAGAACTGACACCAAATAATGTGGTCTTAATATATTTCATATCACCTGGCATATCATATATATTAATGAGTCTGTCAGAAGAATTGTAAATATCTTCCATATTAATGTCAATACCCATTCCATAATTTATTATTGTGTTTCCTGCAAATCCTATTGTCTCAATTTTGGGTGATGATGTATTCCCTGTAGTTTTCTCATGTTGATGTCTTAATATTAATTTCCTACTGAAACCATTACCATCATCTTTCTGTTCATATGTTAATCCACCCATTAGACTTGACTTACCGGCATTTGTCGGTCCCATTATTAATAAATTCATTTCCGGTATATTCCTTTCTTTAGTATCCTTTCTTATTATAACATGTGAAATCATCTTATTAGTATTTCCTTTGGTTTTTGTATCATCTTGTGTATTAACACTATTAGAATTAAAAACATAGATTTTTTCACTTATTATTTTTGCATTAGCTTTTTTAGCAACACTTGCAAGGATATTGGAACTAATATTCAATTTATTTTCAGTTATATCAGAAAATGATCCATCATCACAAACACCTAAAATATAATGAGCTTCATATTTGCCATATTGATTACGGCCTTCATTTAATCTCCATAAAAGTTGGGAGACCATATTTTCCCTTTTTTCAAGATCTTTCTTATCAAGTCTCAATTTATATTCAATATTGCCAGATTTATCAGATTCTGGGATAAGTTTATTTTGTTTTGAATCATACAGAAAGTCTAATATTAAATTTTTTGGTTCGTCACTCATTAATTAATATTCATTAATATTAATTAATCTTAATAATGTGTTATTATGAATTTATTTTTCAATTTTATTCTGAAATAAACAAATCATTTATGCAATCATTTTAGCTTTAATAACTTGACATGATATATAATCTTTAATCACAATATCATCAACTGTCAAATTGTCCAAATCATTCAAATCACATAACTTTTTTGTAATCACTAATTCTGGAAATCTATTCGAACTATATTTATTACCTATTTGTGTTTTGACTTGTTGAGTATGATCTCCTTTAGGATCAGAATAAATATGTGTATCACCTAATATCATAATTATTCTACCAGGTCTATAGTCATCTTTATGTTTCCTATTTTTGTTGTTATTGACTAGATTAACAATAATATGTAATAATATTCCATATGAAGTTATATTGAATGGTAGACCTAAGAAACTGTCAACAGATCTTTGATACATTTGAAGAGATATTCTAGAATCTTTCTCCAAATAGAACTGAAGAACTATCCCATGACAAGGATATAATACTCCTTGTTCTGCCTGAGCCGGATTAAAACATGTCATCAATATTCTTCGTGAGTGAGGATCATTAATTAATGTGTCAATAACTAATTTTAATTGGTCTATTCCTTCATTCTTATAATCATGATTACATCCTTTATATGTGGCATTATAATACCTCCATTGAAAACCATACATTGGACCCATATCATATTCTTTAAGGTCTTTGTTATTCTTGTCAATGAAATCCTGAGTTGTATTGTCATGCCAAATCATGACCTTTCTATCTTCTAATATTTTAGTATCAGTTTTACCTTGAAGGAAGAATATCAATTCTTCAATAATACCACGACAGAACATTTTTTTGGTAGTGAGGACAGGAAGACCATTATCAAGATCGAAAACAAGTTTTTCACCAAAGAGAGAATATGTTTTGGCATTTCTGGTTTCTCTGTAATCACCAGTAGTGAGAATTCTTTCTAATAGATCTAGATATTGTATTTCTTCATGATTGACATAAATTTTTTCAGTTGTTGTGACAGTGATACTAAGTGATTTCTTTTCATCATTTAACAGATCATAACAATCACGATTAATAGTATTGATAGTATGATATTTATTGTATATTTCGATAAATTGGTTTGACAATTTAATTTCACAATTATAATCCTTATCAATTTGAGTAAGATAGACCATTTTACAATATCTATGTTTAATAGCATCATTAGCTAATTTAGCTCCACCAATAACAAAGACATTCCCAATATTATTTTTTTTAGTAATACTTTCCAAAGCGATATCTAAAGATGTAAATGATTCAAAACCTTCTGTAAGTCTGTATTTATTTTGAGAAGTGATGACAATATTAATTCTACCTTTGAGAGGTTTTTTAAACTTATCGGCGGTTGACCTTCCCATAATTACTACATTGACAAGATTGGAGGTTGAATTAAGTAAGGTTAATTTACTAAAATAAGACAGATCTTCATTTATTTTCCATAAGAGTCCATTATATGTAGGTTTTTTAGATTCATTAGAATCACCAATACCATAATTCTTGTCACAACAAAGTACGATACTAAAATTCATTCTTTAATTATAATTATTATTAATACATATATTACATTTATCTATTAATAATTAATTTGTTAATCAATTTTTTCAAAAATAAATAAATTTAGACATGATCTGAATTGCCAATTAGATTCTGTATGAGAGGATCATTTAATTTGAATATGCCTTTAATGCCTTTTTCACATTTCATTAATAAAGGTTTATATAATCCACCACCTTCACGCATAACAACAATAGAACGGTCAGTCTTTTTAGGATTAGATTTAAGATAGGAAGTTGAATCATAAAAGTTATTGCAATCTCTTTCAACAAAAATAACATTCAATCCGTCAATAACTTTTTGATTTGATGTTTTGCCGGTTTCATCATCAACAATTTCATGATTGATGACAGTTTTATTGACAAGTTTTTTAATATAATCATCATCAACCATAGAATCATTAACGACATTAAGACCGATATCTTTAACAAAGTTATCAACAGAGACAGATTTAGGTATAATTGCATGTGATACTAACAATTTATGAACAGAATTAATGAAAGAGAATTCATTATCATAATTATTCATATCAGGGATCAAGAATTTATTCATATCTGAGAAATCATATTGTTCTTTAAACACAGTTTTTCCCTTTCCACCTTTATGTTTCTTATTAATATTAGTATCAGAAGGTTGTTTCTTACGGAAAACATAATAACGATTAAGATTAGTATATTTGAGACATTTACGATTCATTTCAGTGTCTTCATAATATTCGGCAACATTTGCTAAATATGATCTTGTTTCTTCAGATGATTCATATCTGGCACCATCGGTCAGGAATGTTTTATGTATTTCATATTGGTTTCTGAACAGATCAGTATCAATTAATTCTAGATCGGAATCTTTTTCCAATTCTTCTTTAACAAAATCAAGATCGACTAAATATTCAGTTACATAATTACCTTCATTAAACATCCATGAGGCATAAAGGTCAATAGCCATACCAACACCAATTTTTTCTCCTTTTTTAGGGTCAGGATATTTTTTGATAATATCAAAGAATTTCTTCTTATTACCTTCAGAATCATCATAATAGACAGTGAATGAGTCTTTATCACCAATAGATTTCATAACTTCATGAGCATCGAAGGTTGTAGCAACAAAATAACCACCTGCTCTAAGATGAGTTTTAAGATTTTGTTTAAAGTTATTCCATGATAATTCATCTTTAAGGAAATAGTGCATAGCAAATTGGCAATTAATTCTGTCAAAAACACTAACATTTCCTTCAGTTGGGAAGAATTTTTGCAATAACTTTTTGTTAACATCATCCATATCCATACCATTAGTGGCTCTGATTTGACTATCATATTTCAGTGGGACTCTTGCATCAGCCTGAATGAAATACATTTTAGGGAAATTGGGCTTCTTTCTACGGAATTTTTCATAACGACTGATAGCACCATCAGAAGGACTTCTAATACCTTCACCATCAATATCAATACCGACATAATAAGCCACTTCAGTATAATAGAATTTACCAATATCACCACCACGACCACAAGCAATATCCAAAACTGATTGTTGTGTATTTGATTGATACATTTTGTTAAAGTATGTGTAAATTAAATTGGATTTGATCATATTGTGCATTTGTCTCATAGTTTCTGCGAGTTTTGTAATTTTCTGATAATATTTCTTTTCACGATTAATAGCGGCAACTAATTCTTTTGATATTTTAGAGTTCATTTCTTTAATCTTGATGTCATAAAAAGATCTTTCATTAGTATTACCTCTAGCCAATTCAATAAAGTCTTCCATTAAAACTGGATTGACAATAGATCTCCAAATACGTTCTGCAGTCCCTTGATAATTACCATATTTACGTTCATATCTTTCGACTGACTCAGTCTTATCATATCTTGTCTTAATTGGAACCCATCTTTGTTGTGGAATCATTTCCATATCATTTTGGTAATAAAACTCTACTACTGTTTTATCTGATATAATATCCCCTGATGAGTCTCTAGTCTCACCATCCTTTACATAAATGTATGCATCTGATACACCATAATTTTGGTCAAATTTGACTGGATGTTCTTTTCCACTTACACTTTTACCAACATATAAAGTGCAAATACGATAGACTTGATTACGGACAGTTCCACTAACAGAGCCACTAGCATCAATAGCTTCAGTAGCTAAAGAGTTATCATAGACATCCATTATTTTACCGGTCATGGGATCACGTTTGAATTCAATATAAAAGTCAATTGAATTCTTGTTGGGTGGTTTCCATTTATATTCATGATATTTAGATTCTTGAGCACTAATAACATATGCTTGTTCAAGAGGGTGATAGATAAGACCATCTAACAGATAAGGGAATTTAACATTTTCATCAGAAGTGTAACGTTTCCAATATTCTGTAGAATATTTAAATATTTCCCATCTTTGAGCTCCAAAAACAAACATAAAATATTTCCTTCTGATTAATGGATATTCTTTAACAAATGAAATATCTTTATTGAGTGTATCATAGAATCTTGACAATTCTTGACCATAAAATTTTGTGATTTCATTTAAATTAAATCCATCCTTCATTTGAGGCGGTTGTTTATATTTAAATCCTGTTTGTCCTTTGAATACAAAACATGCATCAATAATTTTATCGGCTTCATTTAATCTCTTTTGGAATGATATTTCATTTCTCATATCTGTCTGACCATTTCTTAAACAATCAAAAACCATAAAAACGTGTCTTCGTTCTTTGGGTATATATATAAATTCGCCATCTAGAACGGTTCCATTATATTGTTCATATTTTTTATCCAATAATATTCCTGTATCTTTGACATTTAGGTTTGATGATATTAAATATACACCAAATTCATATATCACCAAAAAATATCTATCACCATCAGCCTTATCTGTGACTGCATATTTATTTGGCAATAATTCTGTTACATGTTGTATTTCTAATGATATAGCTTGTCTACCTGCCAAACTTGTTGACTTTTGATCAACATTTAATATTTGTTTATAATATTTAAGATCCTTTTCAGACTGTTCATTTCCAATAATGAATGATGATTGATGAGCCATTTTCAAGAGATTTTCAGAGGATTGATACATTGTATTCAAATGTTCAGATTTATTCCCACCTTGTTTCTTAATGCCATATTCCAATTCTAATTCATAGTTAGAATAAATTGAACTAATTTTTCTGACATCTCTAGTATTTTTTGTGTCAGTTAAATCGATTCTAATATAATGTGTGTCATCATCTTCAATATATAATGAGGTTCTTTCTTTCAAACGGTAACTAATACGATCATTTATTAGTTTTCTAGTTTCCAAATCTATTTTCTGTTCATTACCTGAAAGTAATTTCAATATATTTTGGTCATAGTTCCTATTTGAGGATCCAGATCCACTCAATATATCAGAAATGTCTTTTTCATTTGACAATCTAACTCTCATATTCAGATCTTCAATATCAACAGTATTACCTTCTTCTTTGCTTTTAAGAATAAATGTCATACCATCAGCATTAATATTTTTCATATTGAACATAAGGAATTTGAAGATGATGTAATTTTTATTTTGGATACTGGTAATACGATCTAACATTCTATTAATATTATCAGAACCGTCAACACTGATTCTATAAGTGCTACCATCATCATTAGTGTAATTGACATCGAGAGTTCGAGTTGGTGGAGTTACTTTAAGTTTTTTAGCTTTGGACAGGTTTTTCATATATTTGAGTAGTAATATGTATTTTTCTTTATTCATAGTATGACCTTTCTTACTGAAGAAGATGAATTCAAACTCATCTCCTTTATTTATTTTTTTGAAAAGATTTGATACACTCACTGCAATCGAGGTACCATCTTTTTGAAGAGGGTCAGATATATGAGATAATAATTGTCCCTTACCTGATGATGTCATGTTAATATATAACTATATATGATATAATTCTTAGATTAAGATTGTTAAATTCAAATTTTTGGAATATTAATTATTAATTCTGAAAAAATTGAAAACTTATTTATATTAATGACCATTAATAAGTAAGAAAATCTTAAACATACAGATCATTTTGAGTCTCAAAATGAACCCCAATACTGAAGTAAAGATTGTTGATCAGACCATAACATACTTTCCTGTTCCAATCACACCTAATACTGATCTTCAAAAATTTATTGGTCAAGTGGTTTGTATTCCTGTTCCAGATCAAACCAATCTTACCACAGGAATTTCCAATAATCTCTATTATGTTTCCTCAACATTTCCCTCATCATTTCCCTCATCATTACCTTCAACATCTTCCCAAACAATTCCAATGACTCCATCTATTCCAATGACTCCATCTATTCCAATGACTCCATCTATTCCAGAAACAAGAATAGAGAGTCCAATTAGTCCAGAAAGTTCAGACAATGAAGATAAGGATGAGAGTTATACTCCAATCAGAACGAAAAAACTTAAGAAAAAAATTTCAAATCGTCAATTAGCTCCTTTCTACAAAAAGAAAATGAATTTCACAACAAAGAGCAAAGGCAAGATTAAACCTAAGGAAACCCCAATCTTTAATAAATCCATCAAGAAGGATGGATTTATTAATTTACATCTGGATTGTGAACCTATTCCATTTGATCTAGATACAGAAGATACCAAAGTACTATATTCATTCGAAACACAAATCAGAACAAAACAATTTGAAGATTTAATAGCTGAATCTACCCATAATCTTGACCAATCATCTTCAGATAATTCATACTTAATCAATCCTGCCACTTTTTCTCAAAAATTCGAAAAGGATTTAATCAAATCCAAACCACAAAATCCAATTCCAACTCAAAATCCAACTCAAAATCCAACTCAAAATCCAACTCAAAATCCAACTCAAAATCCAAATCCAATTCAACAAGAGACAAAACAAGAGACAAAGAGTGATACTAGAAGAATTAAAGTATGTTATGTTGTAGTGAATGATAATATAAGTTTGAATTGTGGAAAATGCCATATGCCATATGCATATCAAATTGTTGATTCATATGACAAATACAAATCAGCCAAAACTAGCATTTATGGAAGCTATTATCATTATGGAGATTTGTGTTTGGATTGTTTGTATAGATCTGTTGAATTATTGAACAAGACTGCCAAAGATAAATATTGGATGTATTCATTAGTTGATGACAAAAACATTGGCATTGATATCAATATTTAATTAGTTTTTTTATTAAATATAAAGAACAAAGTATATGTTTATAATAATTATAAATGCATACTAAATCTATTTACATATTTCATAGATCATTAAGAATAGAAGACAATTTAGGATTGATCAAGGCACTAAGAGAATCGGAAAAAGTAATACCTGTATTTATATTTACACCAGAACAAATAACAAGTAAGAATGATTATAGGTCATTATTTTCATTAAATTTTATGTTAGGTGCATTGTATGATTTAAATGAAACACTCGAAAAGAAAGGGACCAAATTATTTATGTTTTATGGTGAACAAGACAAAATAGTAAAAGAAATACTTAATTATGACAGTGATATAGGTGCAGTGTATATTAATAAAGATTATACACAATATGCAATAAATAGAGAGGGAAAAATATCTAAGGTATGTCAAAAGTTAAAAAGGGAATTCTATTCAATACATGATTATTTATTACATGAAGTAGACACAATTAAAAACAGTTCTGGAAATTTCTATTCAGTATTTACACCATTCTATAGACACGGTGTAAAACTTGATGTTGTTAAACCAATTAAGAATAATAGGACCAATTATATCAGTAATAAATACAATATACCCGATCAATATGACTTTCAATCAATTAGAAAAATTTATATGAAAAATATCGACAAATCGGAAGTGAATGAATCAAAAGATTTTCCACCAACAAGAAAAGAAGCAATAAATAGAGTGAATATGATTAAGGAACAAAAGAATTATGGTGATGATAGAAATAATTTGTTTGAATCTACAACAAAACTATCCCCATATATTAAATTTGGTTTAGTATCAATCAGAGAGGTATATCACAAAATAAAGACATTATTTGGCAAATCGCATGATTTAATAAAACAACTTTATTGGAGAGAATTTTATTACAATATATCATACAACAGACCTGATTTATTTGAGGGTAAATCATTCAAGACACAATATGATAAAATTAATTGGACTGCAGACCAAAAGTCATTTAAATTATGGAAAAATGGTATGACGGGTTATCCAGTAGTAGATGCAGGAATGAGAGAGTTGAATAATACAGGATATATGCATAATAGATCTAGATTGATAACAAGTAATTTTTTAGTGAAACATTTATTTATTGATTGGAGACTTGGAGAACTTTATTTTGCATCAAAATTAATTGATTATGATCCATCTGTAAATAATGGTAATTGGCAATTTACATCAAGTTCAGGAGCAGATTCACAACCCTATTTTAGGATGATGAATCCATGGTTACAAGGACAAAGACATGATCCAGAATGTGAATACATAAAAAAATGGGTTCCAGAACTAAAAGATATACCAAATGAACATATACATAATTGGCAAGATTATTATTCACAATATCCAAAAATAAAATACCCTAAACCATGTAAAATGTATGATTTTAAATCTCTCAAGAAAGAATCCAAAAAAATATATGGCATTGTCAGAAATGTTTAACTTTTTGAATTGCATTTTTTGGTTTTTGTTTTTGACTTTGTTTTGGATCTCCAATTACTATTAGACATGATTGATGATCTATATTTGCTCCTATTATTATAATAATTATTGTATTTATTGTAATGATTATTATGATTATAATGACTATAATTATGGTTACTTTTTGGAAATTTATTAGGTTTAATGAGGATATCGAATGATACATCCTGATTTTTCAGGATGACAGATTGGTATGAGATATTTTTTTGGCTATATGAGTTCTTATACAACAATGACAATTCATTAAAGATATTGACATTAACAGGAGAAGATATTCTGAAAAACTTAATTAATGGAGGTAATTTATTGCAGTTGGAATAATATATTTTTTCAAATTGTTTTTCGTCATATTGATATTGACATTTAGAATCATTATTCATATGTATTGTGGCAAATCTTTTTTTATTGTCGTCATGATAAGAGGATAATGATTTAGTAGTTGACATTAAATAGAATATATTTAAGACATCAATAAATATCTGGTAAATATGAGTATTGTCATAATTATTTAATGCAGTTAATTTTTCATGATCTAATGAACTATAAATATGCCAGATAGCTCGATGAAATGGATTATTAATATTGTCTCTATAATTTGGGATTTCATAATACTTATCATCAATCTTCCTTGTCATCATCCATAAACCTATACCTAGAGAATCTACAGAATCTACAGAATCAATATCTGTTTTTTCCCATTGAGGAATCATATATGATAAATTTTTGTAGATATCCAAAACATATTTAACATTTCCCAGAACATTCAATAATACTTTATTGGATTTGTCTTTTAATTCATTTTGTGTTTGAATATGTGTCATACTTAAATAATTAATTACATATTGAATGATGTATAACTATATAGTCTGTCAATTCTTCAATTTTTATTATTAATTATCCAATTAATAATAAATATTTAATACTTAACTGTTAGTTTCCCTAAGTTCTTCAAATTGCCAATATTCTTGGATGCTTTATCCTTCATAATTTCTTTACTTAATAGTTTTTCGAATTCTTCTTTAGAACCACCATTTTTAGAATATACATATTTGTGATTAATACTATTCAAACCGTCTTTTTCAAATATCTTCATCTCAACATCTTCAATAGTTGTTTTTCCATTTTTTGCATCAAGTAATGCCTGAAACATATTAGCCAATATTTCAATTGTATTTTGACGTTCATTCTCTTCCATCAATAATTTAATAATTCCTAAAGGGACTGAATCAGCATACTTATTATTCAGATATTTCATAACTATTGAATCATCCTTTTTAAGAATTTTTTTTGTTTCAGGAAGTTCAAGATATTCAACAATATCATAAACATGTCCAGTCAATACATTCAGATCAGGAATTGCATCTACACTCGGTTTGCTATTGAATAATTTATCCTTCATCTCTGGTGTCATTGAATCTTCTGTGACAAGTTCCACTTTCATATCTTTCTTTATTTCATCAAGATCAACACCATTCATTTTAGACATATGATTTGTATATTTATTTAATTATTTCCTTATGTTTAGTTCATTTAATAAATAAATTATTTTGATTTTTTAGTTTTATTTGTTTTTGTTGTTTTTGTTGTTTTGGATGTTTTAGTTTTGACAACTCTGGACTGTTTTGATTTGTCTTTAGTTTCGTCTTTAGTTTCTTTAGATTTGTCTTTGTCTTTGACATTAGATTTGACTGACTGTTTGGATGAGTCTTTGACTTCTTTAGAAACTTCTTTAGAATCTTTATTAGAATCTTTAACAGATGTAATTGTTGAATCATGAGTCAGAACATGTTTGAAATGAGTAGATATTTTATTAATAGATCTATCACCTAATTCTAACATTTTGATTGCTTTAGTTCTGCCTTTTTGATAATCTTTATTATCTGTCATAAATGCATCAATCCAATATTTCGAAAGATCGATTTGTCTATTTCTATACCTATTATATACATCACCGAAATAATTGGATCCTTCAATATATGTAATCATTTTATTAATTACTTTGAATTGACGATTAGATATTTCAACATTAGTAGCATTAATAATTGATTTAAGATCATTCGGTATGGTCATATCAGGATAGATATCAAACATAAATGATTTTTCACTATTTGAATTATCTAATGAGTCCAATAATTGTTTCAAAACAGTATCAATATTCTTCTCATCATATTTAAATTCTTTGCAGATAACATATCTTTCTGAATTTGATTCTCTTGATGTCAATGGTTTAACAATATATACCTTTTCATAGAAATGTTTCAGTATGATTATGAATTTTGCACTAAGACGTGTAAACATTTCAAACATTTTCAATACAAATGACCCACCCTTCTTTTGAACATTCAGTGCTGTTAATATTTCTGAAAAAACTAATAATGCAGATTCTTGTTCTTGAATATTCTCATTACTCCATTCAAATCCACCATCGGCAGTAACAAGATCTACTTTGCCATTAATTTCCTTTTTGAAATTAAGTATAGTTTTTGTTTTAGTTAAATCACCATCATCTTTTGTTTTAGAACCACCTGCTGTTTGTTTATCATATGTTTTATGAATAAATACTCTTTGAGGTTTTTCAGAATTATAATGATTAATAAATTTGTTCTCAATATCCAATGAATGATCTTCATTTTCTCCATGGATTGTAATGGCATGATATTTGTCAGATTTATAATCCTTACAATACATTTCTCTAAAAAACATTGTGGCTTGAATGAATGATCCTGGTCCTTCTGCCAAATGTGCTGATGCAAAATTCTTACTAGTCGTATCAATCAAATCATAATAATACAATATCTCCCACATTTTATAAAAAGCTCTTGACAATATATCTGGTTTCTTATCCAATTCGAAAAACTTCTTTGAAACATTCCCAATACTCTCATTATAATCATCAACATATCTTTCATAACCATTCAATACATGATAAACCTTCTTCTTTCCTTTAAATTGGTCAAACACTTCTGTCTTATTTTTTGTAGCATGAATCCAATGATGGAATCCTGTTGAAAATAATGGATAATCTACATCGTTATGATATATAGGATTCGGTTTGTATTTCGATATATCAACTGTATCCATTGTTACCTCCATTGATATAGGTATTTTGAAATCTTCTAATTCGGCTTGCATATTTTGATATTCATCTCTTTTAGCACGTCCAATAAATCTATCATATTTATTTCTATCTTTAATATTCATATCCATATCGATCTTATTACTTCTTTTTAATGATCTGCCACTAATATTTGCATATTCACTTGGGAAATTATCTGGATCTACATTAATTTCATTGTTCATCCAATTATCATATCTGTCATGATCTTCTACCATACCATTATCATCAACTATATATGGTGTATTAAGGTCACGTGGAATATCATCTGAATCAGATTCAGATCTTGTTATTGCAGATATTAGTGATTTTGGTATACTTGTCATCTCATTTATTTTAGATAATATTTTAGATCTGTCAATAGTTTTACTAATAGTATTTTTAGATTTTATAGTCTTAGTAGTCTTAGTAGTCTTAGATGGATTTGATTTAGATGATTTAGATTCCATTGCAATTAATGATTATAGTGTATATTAAATAGTATTTATTTATTTTAATTTTCATATCAAAAATCAAATTTTCACAATATGTAATAATAATTTATTTGTCGATTAGAATATCAAAAGTATTTCCTTTATTTTTGATTATTCTAGATATTTTATATTTTTTTGACACTTTCAAATCACTTACATTATTGTGTGATATTCTGGTCAGTTTGTCCATATATGGTATGATATCTATTTTTGAATTGACAATCCTCAAATATTCTACATTAATATCCATTACATCATTAACTTGTGAATCATTGCATATTAATTCCTCTAACTTTTCCATTTTTGGAATTTTCTTAATATCAGTATATGAACAGTCTAAAAAAGTTAATTTAGGATATGTATTTATGTCCTTTAATTTTGTCCTTGATATGTCTAAATAATAAAGGTTTTTCATTTTATCTAATATGACTATTGGATTGTTAAATGCATCTAATCTTTCAAGATTATCACATTTAATTATTTTATTTATTTTATTATTTCTCATCTCAAGACGTTTGAGATTTGGCAAGTCTGTTATTGATGAAATTATTTTATTATCATTAATAATAAGTTCCTCAATCTTTTTGGGTAATTTTGGCAATTCAATTAAATCATTGTCAGATATGTCTAATGTTATCAATTTTGGATAATCATCTAAATCAGGTATTTCCCTCAAATTACTCCCATTTGCAAAAATATGATTCACACTTTTCTTGATTTTTTCATATGTCTCATGTTTAAGTAAATTGTCAAAACAATCTGAATCCATATTTGACAAATCTAATGTTTCATAATTTTCACGTTTGCATTCTTCTAATCTGTATTCAAGTGAGTCTGTGTCTTTATCTAAATAATCACTTTTCACATCTTTATCCCAAATTGCTTTAGATGGATCTATATTTCTATGTTTTTTGTATTTGATATCATTTCGATATACTTCATAATTATTTGTCTTATTCTCACATTCATCATCACTATTATTCATATTCTTGATATTAGAAATATCTGTCATAAATAACTAATCAATACATAAATAAATTTATTCTTTTTTCACATAACTTAAATATTAGTGAATTTTTCTGAATGTCAGACTAATTCTTTCAGACATATTATAATTTGATTTTGGAATAGAATGTTTCCAATATTTGTTTGTTGGATAATACATAATAAATAGACTATTATGTGGTAATGTAATTTTGACAACTTCATTAGTCAGATTTGACTTAAAATAGATCTGTCTTTCTTGTCCAAGTGATAATCCTGCAATAATTGGATATTTGCCTAATTCTTTCTCATCGTCCGAATGATATCCAATACTATTTGTATTGTCAACATACTTATTGACTAACACATAGTTGAAATCACATCCACATTGTAGACCGACTTTATTATTTATGTTTTTGATTTCATAACCTGCTTTTGAGTTAATGTTATTATCTGATTTATTCCAATCATATGGTTTAACTGATGTTCCTGAAAATTTATATTCATTTTCTGGTTCTCCATATGCAATTTGTTTTCTAGGAATTTTCATCTTTATGCCATATATTTTAATCATCGATTCGTCATCAGAATTGTATTCGATATTTTTCAATAATTCAAAGATATATTTAGAATAATCATGATCCAAATAATTAGTAATTAAATGAACATTTAATAATTGTTGTAATGTCCCATAAAATATATTTTTACTCAATGGCATATGATCAAAAATAAATGATCCATATTTAACTTTCTTTTTGGATTCTTCTACATTACTAGATGTATATGCAAAATCGTCTAATAATTTCAGATTGAACATGAATTAAATAATTATCTTTTGATACTATTTAATTTATAAAATAATTATAAAATAAAAAAAGAATATTTCAATATTTATGACTTAATTGCATTAATTTCATCAATTAGAATTGCTTTAGTTTTTTTGACAGTTTTGTTTCCAACTTTATGGGTAAGTTTGATGTTAAGTGATTTTGCCATTTCTTGTAATGTTGACATACTCATTTTGGCATTGACATAATCAATCTTCTTTTCTTCATTATTAGATTCGTCATTTGAATCATTATCATCATTTGAATTAAGGTCATTAACATTCGGATCTTGTTCAGTTAGAGTTGGGACAACAGATTTAATAGATTTATTTTTTAGATTATTATCGATGACCTCAAACATATCATCTTTATTAGATGTTGTTGTAATAACAACTTCTTTTTTAGGAGGATTATCAATTTTGGTTTCACTAATAATATCAGTTTTGGTTTCTCCAATAATATCAGAATTAGCGTTATCAATTAGTTTGAAATATTTTGCCAAATCTTCATCTCCAATGATGAAATTAAATTCTTCCTTTTCATGAGTGAAATCACAGTCCATACGTTCAACAAGGAATCTAGAATTAATAATTTTTTTAATAATATGTGATTTGTGATCCAAATAAGTGTTATCCTTTGTAAAAATAGCTTCAAAATGGTTATCTTTAAGTTTTAGGACAAACAAGTTCTTTTTATATTTGGTGTAAATCTTGTCACCAACATAAATAAGTGAATCATTTTCCAGATCAAGAATAAATATATTGACAGTCAAATAATCGGCAATATATCTCATAACATTTTTACCTAGTTTGAAATTTTTGACATTATCGGTAAACTCCTTAATGTTCCATCCAAGTTTGTCATAACCAAAAGCAGTATAATTATCTTTAATATCTTTAGACAGTTTCTTAATGAAGACTTGAACAAATTCGATTTGATCATTTTCTTTCAGTTCTCTGTAATTATCAAATGACAATGCAAGAACAGAACCAATAAATGATATATCAACACCAAAGGGAACACTTACAAATGAAATTGTTCCGCATCTAATTAGTTCAGCAGAATTAAATATGGCATTAAGATTTTCAGTTAGTTTTGTAATGTTTTCTGTTTTATTGAATGTCATTTGTTCTAGTTCTAAACTGTCATCATTTTGTTGAATGAATTTATTCTCAATGATATTATTATCTTGCCTATTATTGATGAATTTTTTGTTATCATCAATATATTTAATAATATCATTAATATTAATAATCTTCCCTAGTTGTTGTTGATGTTGATGTTTTTGGACAAAATTATTCTGATTAAAATTGTTCTGATTAAAATTATTTTGACGGAAAGGCCTTCTATTTTGTCCCTGATTTTGATTATTGTTATAACCTTGATTATTCCGATAATTTGATTTGGTATTGGTATTCATATTCATTATTAGGATTATTAATTGATAATGCTAATAATAATATCATGATATTTCTTTAATATTATTTTCAACTTTTATTATTTATTATTTGAATTACTTAATTTATTAGACTTAACAGACTTAATATTTTTGACTTTTGGTTTTGGTTCATATGGTTTTGAAAATATATTAGATGATTTTTTGGTCACACTGGATATATTCTCAATTTGTTTTCCATTTGATTTTTCCTTATTATCATTACTTGAAATTGATTCATTATTAACAGAATCATTAACAGAATCATTAGCAGAATCAATAGAATATGAATTGTCATTATCATTTGCAGAGCTGAGAATAGAATCATATTCTTTACGTTTAATCAATTTCTTTTCACGATTTGAATATCTTAATCTGGATCTAGTTACATCATAATTAGGAGCATAATCAGATAGTTGACTTAATGTATTATCAGATAGAGTAGTTGAATCAGTTTTATGGTTAAGTTTTTCAGATTCTATTTTTTCAATATATTTATCTATTTTTCTATAAGTTTCAGGAGTGTAATTATGGAAATACATTAAATAACCACTACTACTTTTCCGTCCAGTTACACCAGGATTTTCATTAAATATGATATCACGTATTTTCCGTAAATGAACTTTATTTTTCATATTGGATATTTTTGTGGCTAGCTTTTTCTTTTTTTCAAAAGGATAATTATTGTTGACACTTTCAGAATCAACAGTGGAAACAGTTGTATTTGATGACATTAATCAATTAAATATATCTTAGAATAGCATATTTAATTATTCGATTTTAACTCAACATGATTATTGTAAGTAACTATATTCATAATTAATATAACTTAATAAACACACAATTAAATTACAATCCATATTACAATCCAATATGAAAGAGATAATAATTAGAATGATAAAAACTTTTCTTTTTAATATATATAATTATTTTCAATGAGTAATAATCTTATCAATAATGATCCTGTCAATAATGATCGTGTTAATATTAATAATCTAGTGAATTATCTTAACAATAATAATACCGAAAGTTCCACATCTTTAAATGATTCAGTATCAGAATTAGATAATGAAGGATTATTTGAATCAGATTATGTTGATTATGCACTACCATATCCCACATTTGAAGATATGCCTCAAAATCCTTTAGTAAAACCTACAAAAACCAATAAGGACAAAGATAAAAAGAGAAAACATACAAATGATATGAAAAACAACAAGGATATCAGTATTACAGATATATTGAAATCTAAATTAAGTAGTCAGACAGATTTGCCAATTGACATGAATAAAAATATTACATACAATACACATAATTTGGAGAGATTTCTTAAAAGAGTCTCGAAAGGAGGAACCACAGAAACATCTAGTGAAATGCCTAAAGATGAAGAAGATGAGGAAATTAATGAAGAAATAAAGGATGAGACAAAAGAGAATATGAAAAAGAATTATTCACATCCAGAACCATCGGATCCAAATATACAATACAAATTATACAAAAAGAGGGAATATTATTATAATAAAATACCAACAAGACCATTGATTAACGATGATACAAAATATGCAACAATAAAGGAATATCGTGATAATACATGTGCAAGATCATTTACATTACATGAACATCAAGGAATGTTGAGTAATTTTATAAATCCAGATACACCATACAGAGGGATTATTGTGTTTCATGGTTTAGGTTCAGGTAAAACATGTGTTGGTGTGGCAATAGCAGAAAAATTTAAACCACTTGTCCAAAAATACAATACCAAAATATATATATTAGTTCCTGGACCGATTATTAAAGAATCATGGAGACATCACTTAATTATGTGTACAGGTGAGACATACAAAAAATATCAAGATAAGTTTGTATATTTAGATTCTGCTGAAAGAGAACGTCAACATAAACAAGCCTTGGCTCAAGCATTACAAAATTACAAAATTATGAGTTATAGAAGTTTCTATAAACGTGTATTAGGTGAAAAGATTGTCGAATCAAAAGTGGCAAAAGGAGAGAAAACCAAAACTACTTATAGAAAAAATAAAGAGGGAGATTTTGAAAGAGATATTGCTGTCGATAGAATATATAATTTGAATAATACAGTAATAATTGTTGATGAAGCACATAATTTAACTGGTAATGCATATGGTAAAGCACTTGAGAAGATCATAAAGAATTCAATAAATTTGAAGGTAGTATTAATGACTGCAACGCCTATGAAGAATTTAGGATCAGATATTGTGGAATTAGTTAATTTCATAAGACCTAGCACATCACCTATGGAAAGAGATAAAATATTTAATTCACATAAGAACCATTTAATGGATTTCAAACCAGATGGACTAGAATATTTCAAGAACATGATTAATGGATATGTATCACATGTAAGAGGATCAGATCCATTAACATTTGCAAAGAGAGTGGATAAAGGAGAAGTTCCAGAAGGATTGCTATTTACGAATTTAATAAGATGTGGGATGATGAAATTCCAATTAGATACATATAATAGCACTATTAAAGAATTTGATGATGCATTAGATAGAGCATCTGAAGCAGTGGCAAATATGGCATTCCCTGGATTATCTAAAGATAGGGAATCAATTGTAGGATATTATGGTCGTGAAGGTATCAATACAATTAAAGAACAACTTAAAGTATCACCTGATGTATTAAACAAAAAAATTGGTGATATGTTTTTTGAAGGTAAAGAGGATCAAGGACTAATAACAACAACACAAGATGGAAAATTAATCACAGGTAAGATATTTAAGGCCCCGTATTTGAAAAACTTTTCAATCAAATTCTATAAAGCACTCAAAAAAATAAATAGACTTGTAGCCGGTAAAAAAGGTGCAAAGACTGCATTTGTATATTCTAATTTGGTCAAAGTAGGTATTGATATATTCCAAGAAATACTAATTCAAAATGGTTATCTGGAATATCAAGAAGATACATCAAATTATCAAATAAATGATGATACAGTCTGTTATTATTGTGGTAAGACATTTAGAGAACATTCAAAGATGAACATAATGCATTTAGTCAGGGAATTACTGAAAGGTGGAGCAACAGAGAATGATGAATATATTGAACAAACAAAACAATTCAGTGAAAGTAGTGATAGCGATAGCGCAGATGAGAAAGACAATAGGAAGAGAACAAAACAAAAACAAAATAATATATCAGAAACATCAACAGAATATACAGAACGTCAGAAAGAAGAATTAGGAAAAGTACCAAATCACAAATTCCATCCGGCAACATTTATTACAATAACAGGTAAAGCAAGTGAAGAGAGTGCAGATGTAATATCTGAAGATAAGAAGAGATTATTGGATAATGTATTCAATACAATAGATAATAAAGAAGGCAAACATATTAAACTTGTTTTAGGATCAAAAGTCATGAATGAAGGTATCAGTATGAAGAATGTTGGAGAAGTCCATGTATTAGATGTGTATTTCAATTTGGGTAAAGTAGATCAAGTAGTAGGTCGTGCAATTAGATGGTGTTCACATTACAAGGTTATGGGTGAGAATAATGTATTTCCATATGTAAATGTTTATAAATATGTTGTGAGTTTGAAAAATGGTACATTAACATCTGAAGAAGAATTATACAAAAAAGCTGAACTAAAATATCTATTAATTAAAAAATTGGAAAGAGCTATGAAAGAAAGAGCATTTGACTGTCCACTTAATATGCATGGTAATATATTTAGTGAAGAAGTTATCAAACATAAAGATTGTGATAAACATGAGAAGAATACATGTCCAGCAATTTGCGATTATACTAAATGTGAATTTAAATGTGATGATCCTAAACTAAATTATGACTATTATGATCCTGAAAGAAAGATATACAAGATGATTCCTAAAAATGAATTAGATTATTCAACTTTCACACATGCAATAGCAGAATCAGAAATTAATTTTGCAAAAGAGAAGATTAAAAGTATGTATATAACAAATCCTGTCTATACATTAAAGGACATAATTGAATATGTGAAATCAACATACAATAAAGAGAAAAGAGATTTATTTGATGAATTTTTTGTTTATAAAGCATTAGACAGACTCATACCAATAACAGAAAATGATTTTAATAATTTCAGAGACACAATAATAGATAAAAACAATACACAAGGATATCTTATTTATCGTGACCAATATTATATATTCCAACCATTTGACCAAAATGAGGATGTCCCAATTTATTATAGAATGAATAATATGAATAAAATTAATTATGAACTGTCATTATACAATTATCTTAAAAATTCCGAAAAATACAAAAAGATTAGGGATGACAGAAAGAAAGATAAATCCAAAGATAAAGCAGGTCAAGATGAAGTGCAAGGTTATAATTTTGATGATACAATGGAATATTATGATGCAAGAGAGGAATATGATGTAGTTGGTATTATTGATAAAGAAATAAGTAGACGTAAAACTAAACGTGCAGATGAAATAAAGGATGTATTTAAGATCCGACCTAAATTGCCAAAGATCTTAGATAAGAAACGTGGAACAGGTATACCATCATTAAAGGGTGCGGTTTGTGCTACTTCAAAATCAAAGGAATATCTGGAAGATACTGCCAAAAATCTTGGTGGAGTAATCAAACCAGAAATGACTAGAACTGATGTATGTAATTTAATTGAAGAGAAAATGTTGGAAAAAGAGAAATATACAACAGAAAAAGAGAAAAATAAGATGACATATGTAAGAATACCATCAAATCATCCAAAATATCCATTCCCATATAATTTAGAAGACAGAGTGAAATATATCATTGATAAGATCAAATCAGAAATCAAAGTAGCATTAGATATTAAGTCAGATAGACATATATTAAAATCAGGAACAAATAAGGGCAAACCAGGATACACTATAACTATTCAAAACAAAGCACAATTAGATGAATATAATGAAATATTGAAGAAACATGGAGCATCACTAGACAAAGATAAATGGATTATTAATATTGAATAATGAGTAAAAATTGAATAAAAATAACATAAATATAAAAACAATAGATCTATATATTATCTAAATATATAGAATCAATGAAGGGACCATATTTTATAACAACACTTCAAGCTGACATTCTAATCCGTCCAGACCAAATGAATAACAATATTATGGAAAATATTAAGAGGAATTTAGAGAAGGCACATACAAATAAATGTTTTGAAAATTATGGTTACGTTGATAAAATATATGAAATTGATGATGATATTAAAGGTGGATTGATTAGAGCAGAAGATATGACTGCTTCATCTGTCCATAGAGTTAGTTTCAAGTGTAGAATATGTAATCCAATAATCAAATCAGTTATAATGGGAAAAATTATTGGTATTAACAATACTATAATTGTGGCAGAAAATGGACCTATCCGTTTTATGATTGGTGGTGGTGATGTTAATAAAAATAATATCACATTTAAATTGAATGCATATTATCCACTTGATGCTAAAGGTAATGTAATTAACAAACCTATTAAACAAGGATCATATGTTATGATTCAAGTCATGAATAAGAAAATTGTTAAAGGAAAAACCAAAATCATTGTCTTTGGCAGACTTGAATCAGTAGCACCTGAAGACAAAGTTATGGACGAAATTAAATCACAATATGAATCAGGTGAAAAGATAGTAGCATCTGATCTTATTAACAAATTAGACAAGACAGAAGAAGATGAACTACAACATGACAATGCTTTACCAGAAGATACTGGTGAAGATGTAGACAATGAGGATAATGACGATTAATGATGGCAAAAATTGCTATATTTTTTTATATTAACATTTTTATTAATATAAAAAGATGTGTTAAATACATAAAGATTATTAGAATAACTATAAATAATTATAATAACATATGACAACATATTTCAATAAAAATAATAACACCATAATTAAGCGTTCACGTGATGTTTTTTGCACTAATTGTGGTAATACCAAACATAATTATAAAAATTGCACTGAACCAATAACAAGTTGGGGTGTCATATTGGTCTCATATGGAAACATGAAACAACCTACACATGAAAAAAAGATAGATTTACTTAAATCATCAACAGAATCAAAACGTGTTCATATAGAGTCTGATATTGACAGATTAATTGTAAGTTATGCATATCATAATGTGACATTTTTGATGGTAAGTAGGAAACATAGTGTTGGATATGTAGAATTTATTCGTGGAAGATACAGACCAGAAAAGATAGATCAAGTTATTTATTTATTCAAACAAATGATGCAGTCAGAAATTGATAAAATCCGTGATTCATTAAGTATGGAAGATGGTTTTGAATATTTATGGAAAGATTTTTGGGGAAAAAAACATGATATTGTCTTTTACCAGAAAGACAAACAGAGATCGAAAAGTAATTATGAATTAATGTGTATATCTAATCCAAAAAATAATAATACAAATAATAATACAATCAATTCAAGTCAGAATGAATCTACTGACAATAAAGAAACCAAAAATAATAATGATACAAATAATACAAATAACATAATTATTCCAGTTGATGGACCGGAATTAGATTTAGATTTTATTGTTAATAATGTAAAGGCCGAATATGATATTGAAGAATGGGGATTTCCAAAAGGTAGAAGAGATAAATCAGAATCTGATTTAGAATGTGCAATTAGAGAATTCAAGGAGGAATCTGGATATACTGATAAAGATTTTCGGGTCATAACTGAGATAAAACCATTAATTGAGGAGTTTAATGGAACTAATGGAGTGTCATATAGACATGTTTATTATGTAGCTGAATTATTAACAGACAAATCACCTAGAAATGATATTACAGATTCACAGAGAGATGAAATAGGAAACATTAAATTTATGAACTTCATAACTGCATTAGAATCAATTCGTGAATATCATATTCCAAGAAAGAACATATTGGAAAAAGTATTTACATATTATATTGATAGACTCATTCTATCTAATAGAAATAATGACATATTCAAATCATACAATTATGACTATAATCAATCCAATATTATAGTTGTTGGTAAAAATACTTTTGATAAAGATCAAAAAGAACAGAAAGAACAGAAAATAAATAAATAATTTATTCTATTTGAATGAACAGAATAAATGAATATATATAGACATTATATAAATGTATCCTCAACAATCCTCACAATCATCACATTCAGTGAGTGTTATCTCAAATATTAGTAAATTATTTGAATACATTAGAGAACATAAATGGAATGAATTCAAAGAATTATTAAATTCTGATATCACAATTGATGTTAATACACGTGATAACCAATTAAATTATCTTATGACATATGCTGTTCGGTTTAACAGACTTGATATTGTCTCATTATTATTAGATAAAGGTGCTAAATATGATATTGTTGACAGATTTGAACGTTCTATTATATATGATGCAATTGAAAATGGTTATTACAATATTATCACCAAATTACTTGAAGCATCTACTAATAATGTTGGTATTATGATAACTGATATTCGTGATATTAATGGTAATATCCCATTACATTATGCTATTAAATTTAAAAATATTGATTCTGTTAAAATTCTTCTCGAATACAAATCAAATCCTTATCAACATGATATTAATAATTATAACTCATTGCATTTAGCTGTTAAATCAGGTTCTCTTGATATTGTTAAATTAGTTTGTAAATACATGTCTAATCTTGATACAAAAACTACTAAAGGTGAAACTGCTTTACATATGGCTATCAATTATCAATATACAGATATTGCAATCTTTCTTTTAAAGTCGGGTTCTGATCCCAATATTACTGATAATGATAATGAATTTACACCATTACATTATGCTGTTGGTTGGAATAATATAACTGTTGTTGATGCACTTATTAAATATGGTGCTGATCCTAATCTTCAAGATATATATGGCAATGTCCCATTAAGTTATTGTATTAAAGAAGATCATTCAGATTGTTTCTTCAAAATAATTAATGGAGCTAAATTAAAAAAAATTAAATTAAATTTCAATCAATGGAACATTGATGGCAAAATATTATTACATGAGGTATTGGAAAACTATGCTGACAATAATAATGATAATAAAAAGAATTATCTAGATACTCTAATCTCTGATTCTAATTTGAATATTCAAGATAGTTATGGTTATACTTGTCTTTTCTATATTGTCTATTATGATCTGTGGAAAGAATACTCAAATGTCCTTATCACCAAAAAATTAAATATCTTCTCTAAAAATAATTCCAACAAATCAGTTATCGATCTATTTATTGATTCTAATGATTCTAATGATTCTAATAATTCCAATCATAAAGGAAAAAAAATTACTGAGTTTATTGAATTGGTGACCAATAGTTATTTATATAATCTTAAAAAAGAAAAGAAGGATTGGAGAAATGAATTTGACAAAATTTGCAGTCGCAATCTTACTGAACTCACTAATGATGAACGAAAAATACTTACTGATTTTGATGGCAATATTATAAATCAAAAAGAACTTGATAATGCATGTTTTCATATAATCAGAAATAAAATTAATAGTCAGATCAAATTATATAAATCAGGTAAATTAGAATATTGTCAACGTTCTTATCCTGTAGATATATCTCATTGTGTCGAAATAAAAGAAGGTCCTATACTTGATGTCTGTACATTTACTGGATCTATTCTTGATATATTAATCGGTCTCATGTTCTTAATAAAAAAACATAATAATGTGTGTACAACGTTGGGACGTGATCATACACCTAATGAATCTCTTTGTAATACATACAAATCAATGGGAATATTAATGAATGGTCGTTGTGATTTCATAAATTTTGAATTGGTCTGGGTTAATTATAAATTATTCATGATTGATAACTTCTCATCTCTTTTCAGTACGTGTATTAAATCTAAATCCAGATTTGTCATCATACCATTGGGTATTGAACTTAAATCTGGATCACATGCTAATTATCTTATTTATGACAAAAATATCAAAGAAATAGAACGGTTCGAACCTCATGGTGGGACAACACCTATTGGATTCAATTATGATTCCGATTTATTAGATAAAATATTGACCGAATATTTTACATCAATCGATAAAGATATTAAATATATTAGTCCCAAATTATTCATTCCTAAAATAGGATTCCAAATCTTGGATTCTCAAGAAGAAAATCGCCGTCGTATTGGTGATCCTGGTGGGTTTTGTGCTTTATGGAGTATTTGGTATGTTGATCAACGTCTTACATATCACACTTTTGATCGTGACAAAATTATTAAAATATTATTCCAAAATATTCGATCCCAAGGCATTAGTTATAGAAATATGATCCGTAATTATTCCAGAAATATTATTAAAGAACGTGATGATTTACTAAAAACTGTTGGTCTTGATATTAATGACTGGCTGAATGATAATTATACTAATAGTCAATTAGATATCTTCATCTCCAATTTAATGGCTGAAATAAATAAATGTTGTTCTGCTAAATTATAAATATACTTATTGATCTGACAATAAATATATATTGTATAAATATTATGGCTTCTTCGTTTCATGATAAATATATTCATCAAATATATCTCCAATCTGGTTATGTTCTCACTAATGATAATCACTCCTGGAAAAATCATAATCCAACATATACTTACATTCTTTGGAATGAAACATCTATCACAGATCTCATGAAAAATAATAATCTTATTGATTTCTATCTTGCCTTATCTAAATGGCCATCCAGACTTGATTTTGCCAAATGTGTTATTCTTTATTATTATGGTGGTATTTATGCTGATAATGATACTAAATGTTTAAAATCATTTGACACTCTGATTAATCAATATGATGATTTCGATATTATTGTTTCTGAAACTGATATTAATCTTCAGAGTTCATTTGTCAACAAGTTGTATAATCTTGACACATCAACAATAATAATTAATACAGGAGTAATCATTGCCAAAAAATACAACTCATTTCTTAAATATGCAATTCATAATATGTCACAAAATAATATACCAATCACCAATAATTATATTAATATTGATATATTAGGTCCAATTGCTCTATCAAGATATATTGATCTTTATAATGATAATAAAAGAATAATTATACTAAATCATAAAATATTTGAATCACCAGAAATATTAAATGAATCATATTCTATTCATCATCATACTAAAACATGGGATGAAAATCATGACATTGATTTGGTAATAAAAGCATCATCAAAATACAATATGTATTGTGGAAGTATTTTAATATTACTTGTTGTTGGAATTTTGACAATATATTATTATTTAATAAATAAATATCAGATTGATACAAATATATATTTTGTTGTGTCAATTATGATGTCATTAATTATTTATTGGATAATGGACAATATATATATTAAATACTATCACAATAATCTCAACACCAAAGTAAAACAATATGTAATAGATAATGATAGATTTTATGACATAAAACAATTTGCAATATTTAATAAAATACGTTCACAATGGAAAAACATAGCCATTGAGGCTCAAAATGTTTATTCAAATGCTCCAATATCAGAATCAATCAAGAGAGATTATGGTCAATGGAAAAATCTGGATAATGATTTTTCCAAAAAAGTAATAAATAATTATGGATGGATTAAAGCTTGGAGTGATCCAAATAATAATAGAAAGAAAGATGGAAATGATAAATGGCTAAATTATGGTTTGTATCATTATGGTAAATGGTTTGAGGAAAATACAAAAAAATGTCCAATAACATATTCATTATTAAATGAAATAAAAGATCATATTAATATAGCTGGATTTTCATTAATGAAAGGAATTTCAAAAATAGATAAACATAAAGATACAACCGGAAAATCCACTAATTCTTTAGCATATCATTTAGGTCTAATAGTTCCAGATCCACCTAATTCATGTATATTAAATGTAGATGGATATGAGATTTCCCAAAAGAATGGACAAGACATTATTTTTGATTCAAATTATGAACACTATGCAAAAAATGATTCGTCATATGATAGGATAATTTTGTATATTGATTTCAAATTATCATAAATAAAGAAAATTAGATCTTGATGAATTTCTTGAGTTTGTAAGTGTCTCGTTCATGTCTAAGAACGAGGTTCTTAGTAATGAGACCATTTTGACAGTCCTGATAGATATCATAGACATCAGAGAGATTAGTGATTTCCTTATCATCAATTGTTTTGACAATATTGAGTCCTCCCTTTTCCATGAAAATACCAAAACTTTTGTCAATAGATTTGTTATTGAGTCTTGATGCATTTCCGAAAATAACATGTCTGTATTTTGTTTCTGTTGAATTGACTGCAATGCAATATGGAGTAGTGATTTCAATACCTTTTAATTCTAGATATGAAATGAAATCGTTTGACAATTCAATAAATACATAATCCCCAATTCTTACCATCACATTATTGTAATATGGTCTGATATTATAGATATCGTCATATGAAACTGGAAGGATTGTGTATTCTTTTAGATCATGTGTCTTACCATTCCATTTGAGATACTTGATTTTAAATGTTTTCATTTTGTCAGCATTCTTATTAATCATACACATTATTGAACAATACACAGTAGCAGGAATATATTGTTTGAATTTGTCAAAATAGATTGTGCAGTCTTCACCAAATCGATAACCATCGATTTCTAACAGCATGTCATTCTCACAGAAATATACTGGTTCTTTTCCAATTTTTGGCATATGTCCACATGAACTACCAAGGAACTTGAGGGCATTATATTTAATACCTTCCCATTCAATAGGAGTTGTTTTCAATGGTTCATTTGGAGCACTAATATCACCAATATCCAAGCAATTGAATTTTTCAATGTTGTTGAGAATTACTGATGCAATCACAAAGAATGGAATACCAACCAAATAGAAATTGTTTTCATCACAATAAATATTGGTGATCACACCAAATAATTGTTCATTTGAATAAATGATTGAACCAGTAGTATGACGGAATCTTTCCCCAATAGCATCAGGATCTTTTCTCATTTGTAATTTAGAGAGTTTAACAAATCTACTTCCGTCAAGAGAACGGAAATCTTCAACAGGAATTGCAAATGTAGGAAGACCAATAAGAATTGAATTTTTGTGTGAAGTATTATTTTTATGAATCTTCTTTTCTTCAGAAATACGAATAAATCCATGAGTCATTGAACCACCACCACCACGTTCAAGAAGAGTCAAAACAAGTTCCATTTTTTCATTATTCCCATAATATGTCTTACCAAGTGTTTCAATATCACTCATCTCAACAGTTTCAAGCTTTTTAATTGTTTCAGCATCTCTAATAATCGATAACACTGTCATTTCAATTTCTGGAAATCTTCGATGAATTTCCAAATCACATATGACTGAACCATTATTCTTGCCAGTCGTTGAATCAAATGTTCTCAGAATACCATCGATTTTAGAATTCTCACGGACAATATGACTTGGTGCCACAACAAATGGAATACCATCCTTTTTGATTACAAATCCAGATCCATAACTAATATTGTTGTCATCTGAATGCAGATTATTAAAATCAAAAACACCATTAACTTCATTAGATTCTTTAGATTCTTTAGAATTAATATTCTTGGTAATCATTCCTGTCGAATCATTACCAATATCGATTTTAGACTTATCATTCTTGCTATTTGATTTGTTCTCGAATATTTCTAGTCCTCTTGCTTTGTATAATGACTGGACATTTGGAGGTTGATATGTTGACACAACTGTGCATAATCCCTTGAATAAATGGTGTCTCGGTTTCGGTTTTTCCTTCTCCTCTTCTTCTTTGATTTCTTCTTTCTTTTTGGTTTTCTCCTTCACTTCAATTTTGGATGTAGAATTATCTTGAACTTTCTGTTCGCTATTTTCTCCTTGTGTAGCCTTCTTTTTGGCCTTCTTCTTTTCTCTCTTTTTTCTGGATGCACTCATATTAGTGTTGTTTTGTGTAGGATTTGTTTCCTTCTTGTCATTGACAATTAGTTCTGGAGTTTCATCAAGGAGTCTTTGATATTCCTTTATTTGTGCCCTCAACGTGGCTTTCATGGCTTTGTCTTTAGGACCATTTAAATGACTGATAGTTTTCAAAAACTCTTTGTTAAATTTAATATCATGTCTCCAATGATCATGTTCACTCATATTAATGAAATCGGCCATTTTAGACTGTTTTGAATTAATTCGATTTGAATTGATTGATTGATAAACCCAATTAATCAATATACTATTCATAGTATTTAATTATCAATTTTTTTATTCAACTTTTTATTCAATTTTTATTCAATGACTCTTCATATGCTTTATATTTATTATTTACTATCTTCCCATCACCACTATATTTAACTATATTATCTAATGCAATCCATATATCTCTATTCTGTATTTTCTCTAGATCACTCATTATCTTTGTTGTTGTATCCGTTAATTTACCAATCCCTATCAAATGTTCTGGAACATCATATTTTCTGTAATCAGGTTTAGTATCTTTTTCATCTTTTTGTTCTGGATCTTTATTTTTGGTATTATCATTACCATATGTATCTTGCAAATATTTATCTAAATGAAGATGTATATTCTTTGTTGTGATATTTTTCATAAGTTTATTTCTTATTGCATTATTGTATACATTTGCCACTATTTTCAAATCTTCAATATTTAATGTCAATAATGTCCCTAAAATACCAGTTTCACCATTAGTCATAAATGGCAATACATAACCAGACTTAAATTGTTCGTCAATTAGTGTTCCTGATTTTGGTAATTTCATTAGATAATCTGGATGAGGACTGTATATTGGAAGATATGTATTAAATGTACCATCAATCTTTGTATATATATTGTATGGATTCGATAAGATTGATATTCCCTTAATCATGTCAATATTATTTTTATTCATTATGTCTCTGTGATTTTCTAATAATTTCCTCAATAAACTAATATCATAGTTTACATTGTCATTATTAATATTATTGACATCGTGCAAAACTGAATCATACCAAATCTTCCTTAATTCTTCTCTCTTTTTAATAAATTCTACATACTGGTCTATATCAACTCCTAATAAATCAAATATTTCAGTTAATGACTTTAGAGACTCAATGATCTTATCATAATTATCTTTCATAATGTATTCAATCAAAATATTTCTAATTTGAAGAGCATTTTCAGTTATAGTCATACCAGATGGTATACCTGAAAGTATCCCATCAATACTATAATTATCAATATACATGTTGTTCTTTCTTTCGAATATGTCTAATTTGTATGTATTATATTTGAGATTATTATCTAACAATAATTTGTCAGACTTTTTGATCCCATCCATCAATATTGTGTAATCTGATTTGACCATTTTATTATCATTAGTTATAGTTGTCTTAATATTTTGTATAATCTTCTTTTCATTCAGTCTAGTTATATATGTATTGCCATATTTAGCTTTGTATTTCTGTATATCAGAAAGATCAAAAAACTGCTTAATATTATTTCCAAATAAATCTAATGCAGTGACCATTGATAGGACATTTTCAAATTCATCATCATTTCTTGACACACCATATCCATAAAATAACATTTTAATTAGAACCATATTTTTGAATTGTATTTTTGTCATTAGATATTGTAATAACTTTCCTAATTGTGTGCAATATAATCTATTACTATTACTAATACCAACCAAACCTGCATTAATTAATGATTCCCAAAAAACAGTTATCTTATTTGATTCCATTTTCAATTTCCAATTATTAGGGCTTGTTTTTGAAATAACTGCAATCTGATCTGTTTTAATAATATCACCACCAATATTTCTCTCAATATCCAATTCGTCAGGATGAACAATATAAAACCTACCATTAGTATCTGTCAGCATTTCTGAATCAATTCCTGAAAAATATATATCAGATGGATATTCTATATTTTTGTAGTCATAATGAGAATTCTTGCCATAATAATCATATAACTTACCGTCAATTAGATATTGATCACAAAATATATCAACAATACTTTTAATGAAATTTCTGTATTCTGAATATTTCATTTTGGTATAACTTTCTTTAATAAGTCTGGCTATATCAATATTATCTTGACTGAGTTGTCCAGGTTGTATCCCAGACACAATTTTATTAATTATTGGTGTCATAATTGGGTAATCATTCAAATCACATAATAATCCTAACATTACACTCATATGTATGTCTTGTATTGATATGTTAAATTGTTTCTTATTATTCTCCAATAATCCTTTTTTGTAAGTATAATAGACAACACCAGGGGCTACACGACCGACACGACCTTTCCTTTGGACACGACTGGCTTCTGTAATATAATTAACTTTGAGAACACTATCTCTACGTTTAAAATCAAAAACCATTGTTTTTTCGAGACCAGACTCAATAACATATCTGAGTGAATTAATAGTGATACTAGCCTCAGCAATATTTGTGGCAATGACAATGACTCTAGAATATCTAGATATTGGTTTGTCCTTATTTTTGTAGAGTATTTGTTCAGGGACATCTTTAATACTAGTTGATTTATCAATATTTAATATTTCACGATATTGAGCAATACCTTTGACAAAATCTTTCACATGAGTAGGTAAATTTGTATAATATGGCAATGCAATAACATCATTAGGCAGTTCTTCATTAGAATTGAGTTCATTAACTGCAATTGTAATTTCTTTTTCACCAGGTTTGAACATAAGAATATCACCAGATGTAGTATTTTTGATTAATCGAACAGCTATTTTGATTGGATCTTCATTTTCCTCATAATATTCATCTATCTTGAATCTTGTTGTTTGATCAGGAGGAGATATATGGAAACGTCTATCAGTATTAATTCTATCAAGATTATGTGTTTTGATTAATCTATTTAAAGGATATTTCCTATTATCATTGATATCACGGTAAAATCTTCTATAAATAGGTTCATCAGCATCCATAGTAGCACTCATAATTACTAATCTTAAATTGTTATTGTAGAATGTAGAATATTTCATAAGAGTCAAAATAAGATCCATATTTGTATTGTGTTCATGAGCTTCATCAATAATAACAACATCATATTTATTTTTTCTGGAATAAATGAATTGGTTATTGTAAATTTTTTTATGTTTCATTAATGGATCTTTAGAATCTTGAATAACAGTACCATCTGTTGTAAATCTTAATTTAGGTATATTATTATCACTAATATGTGAACTAGGTTTTCCTTTTGAATCGGCTTTCTCTTTGTATTTATATTGGACATAATAATTGGAATTCATTATTTCATTCCCATCATTATCATATTCCATATAAGGGACAGCCAATTCTTTAGATACGAAAGAACTTACATCAGTGGCAACATTGACTCTAGGAACTGTGATCAATACTGTTGGGTCATTAATATGATCAATGGCTTTGAGATAATACATATATAATTTTGGAACTTGTGTAGATTTACCAGCACCTGTAGCACCAGTAATATATGTCACACGGTTATGTATGAATCTATGACAAAAACCAAGTTGAGCTATCCAATGATAGGCAGTAGCCAAATACCAAGCAGTGCTTGTGGTTGAACACACACCAAAATAATCATATGTTTGGGCAGTTTTATCTATTTTAATTTTGTATTTGCCAACTTTATTGAATGTGGTATTTGTTAAATAATAATATGAGTTATCACCATAAGGATTGCCATTAAAGAATCTTTTTTTCTTTATTTCTTCAACAAACTTATTTTTGTCAGAATCAATATTAAGATTATACATATCATTATTAGTCAGATCATTTGCAGTCACCATATAACTAAGTGTTCCTTTGACTATCAATGATTCAAATACAATTTTCATTAGATTTATTACAATTTTTACATAGATTTCTGTCACTGTATTGTCTGCATAAGTATTATCAATTCCCATTAAGTTATTTATAAATCTAATATTACGTGAAATATTGAACCATGTATCCGTATTTTGTTTATCATTGAGTCTATCAGTGACTAATGTCATTTGTTCAGGAGATAAACTTTCCCATAATTTAGGGAGTCTTACATAGTTATCACTGAACCAACCATCATTCGTTTTACTATCATTTGATTTGGTTTGATGGACAAATGATTTTGCAAAATTATATATATTTTTGAATGATACATATGCTCTACCAGTAACACTATTTGGTATTTCAATATAATGTGATTTATTGATTGGTTTAAATTTGTTCTCTTTATAATCAATCATATGATGTGCATACCATGTATGTTTGAAAGCCGTAATATTATCTTTTATAAAATCATATAGATCTTCAATTTGAATTGATTTTGCAGTTCTGAGTACAATATCATCAGTTAAATGTAAGTTTGGTATATTTTCGTCATAATCATCAAGATCATCTCTAATTTTTCTGTCATCTAGAGGTATATAACCTTTACGTCTGACTAAGGAATTCTTATTATACTTTCTATCAAAGAATAGAACAAGTGCTTTAATGAAAGTTTTGACAGAATCATTACTCATAACTGTATCAGATTCTCCAAGTTCAATAATATCTTTATCTTTAGATTCGTAAGCACGAAGAAATATTTCCCATTCTTTACGAATATCATCTTGGGTTTCTCGATGAAGAATATCCCAATCATCATCAGGAATATCTTTTAAAGTGAGTGAATTGAGAATACGTACAATAGGGACAGAAAATGGGACATTATTAATTTTAATGGCTATTTCAAAAAGGAGCCATTTATATGTGACAATAGATTCATAGAGATCCATAGAAATAACATTATAAATATCTTCAATATTCAGTCCCTTAATTTTGTCATTGAATGAAATAATTTTTGTATCTGATAATTGAAAATTGTCTGATTTATGATCATGTTTAAATTCAGTAACTGGATCAACATATGCTAATAATCCATGACTGAATCTTAGATCAGTATATCTGTATAGATTCGATTTTTCGTAATCATCTAACCTAAAAGGAATAATATCAATCCAATTAATATATAATTTATTTCTAGTTGACTTGATTGTATCTAACATCAAATAATAATTATCATCAATATGTTCTACATTAAATTTGATGCTTTTGTATTGACCATTATCTCTATTAAACCTGCCATATTGAAGATTACTAAATATATATTTAGGAGCACAAAAATTAATGTCCTCCAATTTATGTTCTGAAATTAATTTTTTGGTATCATCTGTCATTTTGTCATATCTTGAAGAATATAAGTCTTCAAGACTTTTCAATTCAGAGATAGGGGATCTAGATTGGTCAATATAAGGGAGGAGAGTTAATAATAGCCATCTAAGATCTTTACAATTATTTTGTTGCAATTTAGCGATGAAATTTGATTTATCACTATAGAAATCATAGGCAGATGCAATAAATTGAATAAGATTGACAAGATAATTATGAAGTAATATTTGATGCGAATTATTTAATTTAGGGAATGTCAATTTAATGACATTATTAAATATAATTTGACTAAATGTATCATCAACAAATCTACCATTCATATAGAATTTATACTATATTATGACATATTAATTATTGTCCAATAGATATAAGAATTATTTATTAATTAATATTATTAATAAATAACGGTATACTTATGACATCTATGAATAAGAATCAAACATCATCATATACACTCTCCAATAGAAGATCTGAGGCTATGGTATATAATGACAAAATTCAAATGGTCATGGACTTTTTGAAATTATCATTCATTATTGATAACCCCCAATCTTCATATATACAAAAAAAGGAATCACTTAATCTCCAAAAAAATCTTTTAGATATTATTAAAAATAATAATTTAATGATCCAAAAAGGTGGATCTTGTGACACTGATGCACAACGATTATCAAAAATATCTTTATTATTAGATGAAATATATGAAAAAAATAAACAATCAATTAATAATTAACTAAATTATTAGAACTAATGCCAATTATTGCCACCCGGTCTATTTAAATTATTAAGAATGTATTTTATCATGAATATAAATATAAAAACAATTGTTGACACTGTGAACAGGATTAACAAAAAAGAATTATATTCATACAATGAGATCAAAAATATGGAAACTGTAATAAATACAGAACTCAAAAATGGAGAATACAAATATATGAATTATGGAGGGAATTGTATTGTATTCTGCAATGATACAAAGGTATTCAAGATCTGTAAACAACCGTCAGATCTCATAAAACAATTTATTAACTATTCAGATAAATTAAATACACTTTCATTATTACCAGTTGATGAAATCATATTTATGACAGATACATATACTGGATATACACAACAAAGATGTAAATTAATTGAAACTGTTACTAAAAATGATATCATTAACTTATTGAAAATATATTTTGAAATGGTCAAAAATAAAACTATATTCCATGATCTATTTTTCAGAAATTTTGGTTATATTGGTGACAAATTATATTTATTTGATTATCATTATGACTATACAGAATTGCCATCAGATTTTGATATTTATAATATGATACTTAATGTCCTGTATGTTTTCAAGGGGAAACATTATGAAGATTTTGCTAAAGGAAAACGTCATGGATACAATTATTATAAAAATAATAATTTTGATATTCCAAATGTTCCAGATTATGTTTGTGATTTTTTTAGATATGCAGATTTATTAAGGTCAGCCACTGATCATGAGTCAATAGTTGAATTATTAGGTGGACAATTAGATTGTATAATCAAAAATTTAACAACATAATTGATATATATTTATGTCTTCCATCCAATAGTAAATTAGTATAATTCACAATAATATAAAATATCTAGTCAATGTCCAAAGTATTTAACAACTATCAATATGTTGAGGTCAAAAACAAGATTGTCAATCTTAAAGAACATACTTTAGATAAGTATAATGTTGCTACAGAAGTTATTAAAGAGTGTAAGACTGTTCTAGATGCAGGATGTTCAATTGGTGGTATTGGTCTTAAGTTATCTCAAGAATCACATGTTGAATCAGTCACATTAAATAACATTACAAAGAATGAATTAAATACAGCAAAAGAAATTGGATCATTAATTGAATCTAAAAATGTGAAATATTCTGATGAGAACATTTTTGAATTAAAAGACACATTTGACTTGACAATGTATTTTGCATTAGTTCATCATTTATTGAGAGTTAAATCATTTGATGAAATAATGGAATTTATTAAAAAACAAACTAACAAATATACCATATTAGAAATACCTATTAAAGGTGATGCTCTTTTGGATAATGTAATTAAGGCATCACAAATAACTGATGCATGGACTGCTACATCAGGACGTTTTTATCCTTTAACATCATGTGGAACATTATTCACTAGTTTGAGCAAACATTTTGAAATAGTATCTGTCCAAAAAATGCATTATGGTTCTGGTAATCTTGCTCGTTATGCATTTGTTTGCAAAATAAAGAAAGCTAATTAAACATATTTGAAAATATCATCTACAACATTTATTTTAATATTTTTTGGTAAATCATTCAATAAATATGCATATTCTTGAATTATCCATATTTCTAAATTCAATTGATCTGTAGTTATTTCTGTTTTAGATGTGAATTTGTCTAATCTTAATATCTCATTCAATCCAATAATTCTTCCATTTGGATTATTGTATTTCTTTGGTCTAATTCTCTTTTTGGCAGGATGTTTGATTCTCCATTCACATTGTAATGCTGATTGTTTTGTTGGAAATCCTCCAATCAAACAATACATCTCCCATGATTTCTCTCCATATTTTTTCGTATATATTGCTCCACCCTTAATTTCTTGATTATGTTGTCTTATTCTTCTTTTCGGATTGGTTGTATATCCATTATATGTTCGATTAATATCATTTTCATTATTATTTTTCAATATGTAACAATAATGTTTGGTATCATTTACTTTATTATCAATATTATTATAAGTATTATTATCTTTAGTATTAAAATCAATAATAGATGGATCAGACATTATATTATGTATTATGTTAAATTAAAAAATTATTTGATGAATGATTTTTCAATATTAATATCTTCATCAGTTATCTTATCAAGGACATTACGTTTTTGTTTGAGAACATTGGCAATATTTTCCTCACATGTTCCAGAACAATAGACTATTTTTTGAAGACAAGGTGATTTGACACCATTTCTAAATATTCTCCCAAGTGTTTGGATTAATTCAATACGTGAATATGAAGGACTAATTATTGACACTCTAGGAAATCTCCCTGTTGTGTCATGTAAACTAATAGATGTTCCACCTGCTTGAATCATACAAACAATTACTCTAACTTCATTTGACTGGAATTTATTTATATTTGTATCTCTTTCATCATGATCTTGTTTACCATTTATTTCTGCATATGATATGTCATTCTTTTTGAGAAATTCTGTAATCATCTCAAATGTAGACACATAATTAACAAAAATAGCAATTGATTTATTTTGATCCAAATATGTTTGTGTTAAATCAGTAATAATATCAACCTTAATATTCTCAATTTGTTGTCTTAAATTATTGAGTTCGACTAATTTATTTTTTGATTCTGTCTTGCTTTCTTTATCTTCATTATTTCCATTATAAGAGGATTTAATTTGGGAATAAAGACGATTAACTTTTTTGAGTTGGTCAAGATCAAGATTATAACAATCGATGCTAACTTGATTCATAGGATATGATTCATCAAGATCATCGAGAGACATTTTGGACCCCTTATTAGGGAATAAATATTTATGTAATGTATTAACCTTATTTTTCCCAAATTGATTTCTGTCTTCACGTAAAATAGAGTCAAACCATGATTCCCCATGTTTATATGAATTATAGAATCCAAGCATCATACCAAATATACCAAAATCAGAATTTTTATCACATAATGTGGCAGATAACATAAGAGTTTTAATTTTTTTGCAGGATAGAAGTAACTTACCATTAAGTGATTTGTAATTTTTACATCTATGAACCTCATCAAAAATAATTATAATATTGTCTGGATTGGGTATCTTGCTAAAATCCCATTCATAATGTGACTTTTCACCCTTTTTAATAAAAGGACAAATTATTTTACGTCCATCAGAACCAACATATTTATAGGAACGAATAGCTTCATAATTAACAATACTAATATATTTAACACCAAAAGATTCAAGGACTGATTTCCAAGTGTTAATAATACTTTTGGGACAAATAACAATAGGTGTTAGTCCGAGTTGAGCACAAACAGCAGATGTTGTATATGTCTTACCAGTTCCAGTATATGAACCGTCAATAGAAACGGTATTATTCTTAACGGCAGTGATCATATTAAAAACATGTAATGATTGATATGGCAATAATTTGTCAAGAATCTCTTTTTTAATATTAACATTTTTGATATCATCATTTTGATGACCTTTTTCAAATAATTCAATAACACGTTGATTAATTTTATTTTTGAGACTACGTGTAAATGATGCCATATATATATTTAATATAATATAATGGATTGGATTTAACTTATAAATAATTAATAATTGCAGGAAATAGAATAAATAAAATAACATTAAATCAATAAATCAATTTTTATTTATAGGATCAATTAATATATCAATATAATGAATGAGAGTGATTCTAAAACTAAAACTAAAACCAAGTATCCTGTTTCAGTAAATGGATATCAATGTATAGGACCATGTTATCCAGCAAACACAACTGCCAGACATCCAATTACATTAGACGAAATAAATGATGAATTTAATTTCTGTCCAACTGATGGACATGTTAAACAAGATCCAAAAACAGGAAAGACAAATGTAATATTTTCAGATAAGTGCTATGTTCCTACAATAACAAAGGGGGATAATGGTTTATATTTAGATGAGAAGACAATAGAGATGACAGTCACACCAAAAATAAAATTCTCAAGTGATTTCTTCATTAAGATTTATTACAACATCAATAGTCTTGAGGAATTACTATCATGGCTTGATAGTCATGATAAAGATCCATATAGAACAAAAGAGAGAGTTTTTAATACTGGAATGATGGTTTATTCAGATAACATAAATATTATTGACAATAGATTAGTTAAATTTGTTGACCAAATAATGGTCAAGAATCTTCCTCAAATTGTCAGACATGTCAAAAAATATTTTATAGTAAGTAATGACACAATTAAACTTATAACACCTAATAATTCAGAAAATAATATGACCAAAACTCAAATATCTAAATTAAGATTATATTTGAAGGAACATTTTTTTGGAATGAATAACATACAAACATTTTTATCTAAGATGTTGAGATATTATAGGGATGATTTCAAACAGAAAGAATTGAGCAAAATAATGACAAATCATATGATTGAATATATAATCAAAAAAATAACAATAACACTTGACACTCAAAATGAAAACTCATCTAAATGAAACAAATTATAAGTCAAAAATTAAAATTGTGATATAATATAATATAATAATAATGGATTCCTTCCTTGCAGTTCCAACAAGTAGCACAACAGATAGATCATTAACATCTGAATCGGTAAGAGTTGTAGAAGAATTAACACCTATTATAACATCTAGATCAGGATACGTCACTGCAACATATGTTCCCACAGTTGACAGAATAATTAGAACTGGATTAGGTTTATCAGTCCCGACAGTAGTCACAACTACTACAAGACCATTTGTATCAAATGTCACATCTTTAATAAATCCTGCATCAATGTATTATTATGATTCAGGTATTGGAGAAAATCCTCTAGCCCAACATGAAACTAACCAAGATCTTAGATACAAATTTTTAGATAAATGGTTATATGAAGATCATGATGCATGTATTCAAATATTGAAGATGTTAAAGGTTGTTGATGGTAGAGTCAAAGTTTTGTCCAAATCAGAAGCCAAAAATAATGATATTAGTAAGGATTCTGAAAAAGACTTAGAATTGAAAGCCGATTTTATTGGTTTCGAAATCTTGTCACTCAGCAAAAATAGAAAAATATTAGACACCCTTATTATTAAAAATAACCTTAAATGGTATGACCTCCCTCATAATGAAAGTTATGTCAGAAAGGCTCAAGCCAAATATGTCCTCTCCAAGTTAGAAGACATGCAATCTAAGTAATCTTATTATTCTCTTCAAAATAATTAATTAATTATTTTGAATCTTTAATTCTCTAACTCAGCCTTGACACACTGTTTGACGATTAATGATTAATTGAAAAGTTAATCATCAAATGCACTATCAAGCTCAGCCTTGATACTGTTTGATGATTAATTGAAAAGTTAATCATCAAATGCACTATCAAGCTCAGCCTTGATACTGT